CTTGATGTCAACTATTTTGCTAGAATTATTTTCTCGTATCTTCTCGTGTTGGCTCAGGTACATTTCGTAAAGCTGAGACGGAGGGACTTCCTTGTATCTCTCTGCGTTCCTCACCAAGTAGAGACGTGCTGTGCTGTATCTGTTCTTGGCCACCACGCGAGGGATGCCCATGTCACGCAGATGACTTGTCACTCGGTGCATCGAGAAGTCATCTGCGTCTGCGTACATCGAGTCTGGCGCCACGAGATTTCCTGCTTTCAAGGTGTTCGCCATGTCGCGCGCAGTGACTAGGTCTGCTGCGAACACGCCGTACCTGTATTCGATGAACTCACGTATCGTCTTCTGTATGGGGTGGGTGCTCTCGTCCTGAATCTCTCTCAAGAAGTCAGTGACGGGAGGTGGTGCCCCGGGTCTGAAGTCAGATAGGTCTACGCAGTTCCGTAGATACCACACACAGTAGTCCCGTCCTCCCTTCTCCATCCACTCCCACATTGTTTGCCAGTAGTGGCTCCACTCTGGGGTGACGTTCCCATCCGCCCCGCGGATTTGGAGGTCCGACCATAGTGCAAAGAACCGTCGAGTCTCTTGCAGGCGCAGAGGAAGTCTACTGTTGGTGGTCATGGTGCCATTGACTAGGTTCCTCACCCAGAAAGGCTTTGTGAACAGCTCTCTCACTCTCAGCATTTCTGGCGGAGCGGATGCGATGGGCTTCAGCTTGTTGGCTATCGCCATCGCTTCTCTTCTGTCCCCGAGCTCAACTTCATTCACGTGCAGGTACTTCACCCCGTTGAGGTAGCCCGTATAGTTCTCGGTAAGGGCGTCGCCTTCGATAACCTTTGCGTCTTCGCCCATCGCGTATAGCAACGGGTGGAGAAGGAAGTCCTTTCCAGACCCCTCCCGGGACCCCATGATTATCATGTGGTTTATTTTTATCTCTGGGTGAAGAATTGTGAACGCCATGAACTTTAGGATGTGCTCTCTGTATGGCCCCCACCCGAGGACGTCGAAGTGCCTGAGCCAAGGCCCCGCATCTCCTTCTATCCCTTGTGGATGGTTGTCTCCGTAGTACATATTCCCAAAGACGATGCCTCTCTCTTCGAAGACTCGGTCCTTCCCGGGGACGTAGTCCAGCCTATCTACCTTCTGAACGAATCCGTCCTGCAACGCAGTCTTCCTGACGTCAGGGTCCTCGTGTAGGTTCGCGTTAGTAAACCCCTCCACCGTCATGAATGTTCGAGTGGTGAAGTCGTAGAATTGGTTGAGCTCTTTCACAAACAATACGTTCTCGTAGAACTCTTTTCTCTTCTTGTCACCGAGGTACCACTCCGACCTCAACCCCTTAAAGATTCGGTCGAATTGTGTTTTCGTCCACCCCATCGCGTCCATCACTTCGTCGTGAAGGTGCACTTGGTCTAGAGTGGGGAGGCTTTCTGCCAGATAGAGAATCTTAGAGACTAAGTCTTTGGCTTCTCTGCTGGTGGGGTGCTCTCTCCTCAGGGCATCAATCGCTTCCTGAATGGGCTCATTGCTCTCCGGCTCCACTGTCGCAGGAGCGGAGGGCTTGACGTCTTCGAGGAAGTTAGGAGCGGGCCTCACATACTCCGGCTCGGGCGCCTCTGCCTCTACCAGCTTCCCGAAACCTCGCATCACCCGCCACGTATCGAAGTTCTTGGTGAACCCCGGGCGGAAAGATTCGATGTGCTCCAGTAGGTGCTTCCCTGTTCTACCTTGGCAGCTCCCGTGGTGACACTTGAATCCGATGGTGCCGTCTTTGTTAGTAAAGACCGCAGCCCCGTCGTCCAGAGCGTCTGTGTGTCCCATTACCCACGGGCAAGTCACGTCGAACCGTCCGTCCGAGAGGATACTCTTCACCGAGAGTGCTTCGGGGATGTGCAGCAGAGGGTGGTCAGGAACGTCTGTCGCTCCGTCAATTGCAGTGTCTCTGCGTGGCGCATTCAGGTCAATCCCGAACGGCTTCGCTAGCGCCTCAAGAGTCGTACGATTGTTGGGGTTCCAACGGAGCATGGTACATTTATATGGCTTCCCAAAGAGGAACTTATTCGCCTTGGTGTTGTACCCTTCAGGCAGGCGCACGTAACGTGTCACGCCCTTCATTCCGGGGTCGGTTCCGTCGGGACTTAGACCATTGGACACCAGCCCGTCTTGCAGATTCTCTACCCGTAGTCTGTCCGTCTCGGGAGTCTCGAGGATATACCCCCACTGCTCTGAGCCCGGGCTGGTTTCGAGAATCCACGACGGGTGAGGTAGCCATCGGGCCTTCACTTCTGATAGCTTTTCACGAACGTCGTCGAGTACGATGCAGTACGTTGCTTCGAATAGATTTTTCCGACGACGACTCTTGCCGTCCTCGTCCGCACGGAAAAGACTAATGGTGAAGTACTGATTCTTGCCTCTCATCTGGCGAGCCATAAATGAGTGCCCACCCCACGCGAGACCTCGTTGTTCGTTGGGTATGTTCCCGGGGTCCATGTCGAATGAGGTGACGTGAGCCCGGCGGGCTTGCCCCCCGAAGATGGCCCGTAAAAACGTAGCGTTATCTACTTGCATGGCGCTCTCCGGCTAAACTAGCTCAGCAAATCTTTCGCCGAGAGAGGCCATCAGATTTTCATCAAGGTTGCTGATGGTTTTTATCTCTCGAAACAGGGCAACTTTTTGTTTTTCGGTGAGGTCGTACGCCTCGTTCACTCTCATCGCCAACTTCGCAGAGAGGGGCGCTCCGTTACATATCCGATGCAAATATCCTTGGTCGTAGCCGAGGCGAGCAGCGGCCGCTCGGTATGAGTCTCCGTTTGCTTCGAAAATCTTCAACAATGCAGACATCTTTTTTCTCCTTCAAAGGGGCCTCAAGGGACCCCCTACAATACTCTCGTGTTGCCTTTTATTCAACGACCTCTGCGATTTAGTCCTGCGCCCCCTGCTCCGCCAACTCTTGGTGCATGATTTCCTTATACATACTAAGAGGAAGCGCGAGGTCCCGTTCTATTTTCCGTTCGGCTTCCCAGAACAAGCGGAACCTCGCCCTGAAACTCGCCGCTTCCGCTTCTCTCCCACGGGTGATGACGTCTCGTTCCATCCCTTTGAGCGCGTCCTCCAATGCTTCTAGTGAAATTGAGTCAACCTCCCACACTGGCATGGAGTGCGGGTGGCTGAAGAGCACAATCACCCCTCCCCCATAGCTCATCAGTTGCTCTAGGGGGATGTGGGACCCGCCATCAATCACTATCGCGGGTCGTAGTCCTTCCACGGGGATGGGGAGCGCCCTCAGCCACGAGTCCCACCGTGATTTATCGTAAAGCCAGTCACTACTGTACACTGTCGCCACGTTCTCTTGGAACTCTCGCCCGCAGAGGTAGAGTAGCCTCGCTGCGGCGGTCCTCGCTCTTAGGTACTCTTGGTAGGTATCTCGGTGCGAAACATAGAGCACTTTTTCAACATCGCTCCTTTCCTGAGTCTCGAACGTAGACTCAATGAACTTAGCAAGAAGCAGAGGTACGTGCTCCTTGTACTTATATAGCCCTTTAATTTTCATGACAAATTCTCCTCTTCTCCTTTCACTTCTTCTGGTGAGAGCCTAGTGCACTTCCCGCACCGCCCGTCGTCGAACAGGTAGTGCACCTTCGATTCGCATTGGTAACATACTTTCTTGGCCTGCCCCTCTCCGCATTCGATTTTCTCAGTGACACCCCAGCGTCGCGCGCACTCCACGCAGTACACCTCGTCGCCTTCCTCGATATGCCTGCACTTGGGCCCCGACAGACTCGCCTTCCTTATATATTCTAGGTACCCGAGTGGGAGCCGCGACGACGCTCTGAACACAGTCGCGTAAGTTCCGTCTACCCCTACGCGCACTCTCACCGCGCTTTGTATTCTCAGATACACCCGTTTAGATATGAACTCCGAGGCTTCTTTAATCGCATCCTCTACCCGAGTGAACGTTCCTATAGAATGCCACTTGGTGCTTCCCAGTTCAGACCATTGCACTATGAATTTCTCCACGACTATCCCTCCTTTTCTTCGCAAAAAATCCCGCAGTCGATTTCGAACTTTTTCAAGGGCATCCCCTTCGCCTCCGGGTCCAGTTCGTCTAAGAAAATTCTCTCCCCTTTAACCCTCACTAACCGAGCCCCTATCCTCCTCGACTGGGAGGCTCTCGCTTCAAATTCTTCAGGGAATTTCTCCCTTACCAAATTCCAGTAAGTGGGGCTGGATGCCTTGACGCACCCGATACAGTTAGCGTTGGGGAACCCTTTTTTGTAGATTTCAGGCAGCTCTATCCCCGCCTCTTCGATTTTGTCGAAGCAATCTTGTTTAGTGAGTCCTTCTTCGATGAGGACCTCAAGAAGGTTCTCTCTCTCAAACCTCCTGAACCTCTCCGACCGCGACTGTTCTTCTTTGGTGAACCCCAGAACATGGAAGTCCGGGGAGTTCTCCTTCTCCCACTCAATTCTGGCGTTCTTCTTCAACTCTAAAGTGCACGGCGCTCCATGTGGACTGCTCATGAACTTCCGGTCCTCCCACACTTCTACGCAAGAGGCGTCAGGGTATTTTGGATTCAGGGATATTTCTATCTCCTGACCTAACCATTTAGAAACATCTTCTAAGAATCTTCGGTTATCTGGGTGCTCTTCCGCGATAGGCTGGTTGACCACTCTCACCTCATTCCCTTCTCCATATTTTTCCAACGTCAATTTTGCCGCAACGGCGCTCGCGGCCCCACAGCTAAACCAAACCACTATCCTCTTCCCTTTGACCATCTCAGTTCTCCTTCTTCACCAACGCGGTGCACGTCACTTTTGTCAGATTGCCCTTGCGGTCGTGAAATGTCTCAGTCACTGCCCCTTTCGTAGCGAGGCACTCTCTCGCGACTCGGATTGCGTCGCTTCTCTCGGCGGCTGGGGGCTCAGAATTTCCCTTCCCAGTCTCTTTAGTCACAACGCCCGCCCATGCTTCTTCCAATAGGCCTACCTTGTCTCTGATGCCGCCCGCGAGGGCGACCCCAATTGCGATTGAGGCCACGGCTATAAAAATAAACCCTATCAATGCTCTCATCCTTCTTCTCCTACTACCCGTGGCCCGTGCTCATCGAACGCGGGGTCTAGGTATGTCTGTGCCTCGAGACATCTCTCGTCAATCAGCGCCTGAGCGTCTTCTTTCGTGGGGGCAAGAATCCACTCTCCCTGCTTGAATTCGGGGTACCAGAGTTTCGCTTCCCTCGGCTTCCCCGCCGTGACCCTGAACTCCTTTAGGCGGTGCTTCTCCACCTCTATTAGCGCTCTCCAGTCGGGCACTCCAATGCTCTTTACTTTCTCGTAAGTGACGGTGCTCACTATCCACCCCGCCTGCTCTGCGCGCTTCATCTGCCACCCCGCTCGAGCTGTCACCTCAAAGCGGCTCGCGCCTGTCACAATGATTGTCGCTTCTTCTACCATGGCCATGCGTACTCCTCCCTCGCCACTATGGTGTTCAACTTTCGCCCTGCCCTCCTTAGGTCATGCAGGCTCTTCCTGATTATCGGGTCTGAAGACGCCGCCCACGCAATCTGGTTAAGCAAGAGCAGCGTCACCGCGCCTCGTGAGAGCCCCTGCACTCGGGGGTCGCTCGCCGTCACGTGGGCAGAGAGCCCTTTGCCTGATTTGCTAGGGCGACCAGTCGGGGTCAGTAGCCCCACCGTCACTTCGATTGTGGGCTCTTCTACGTCCCCCCAGAAAACGCTGTTTTCAGGTCTCTGGGGCACGGGGCCTTTTCGGTATGTGCCTGCGCGGTCCACCACCGTAAAATGAGGGTAGGCCGCAAACACTGGTAGGATGTGAGGTTTTTGGTGGAGAACCCATATCCCGACCTCAAACCCGTCCGCTGTCTCGGCCACTTCGTGGTGAGTGCACACGCTGAACTCGCCTTCTGTCTCATCGGTGTGAATGTAGCAGCCATAGAACGACAGGACCTCCTCGATTACCTCCACGTTGTGCGACCTTAGTACAGGGTCAGTGCCCACCCCCGCATAGAGGTGAATCCCCGTCTTACGCATGATGATTTCACCGTAAGACCTCAACTGGACCTCGCCTTCAATTTGGGCGACTATGAGGGGGCCGCGTACCAACGTCTCCCCGTCCACGAAAGCGAGTGCTACTTTTCGTAACACTTGCTTCGTGAGCTTAATGTATGGTGACTTCGAGCTCATGTGCTCCTCCTTCTTCTCTTAACTCATCAATGGTAGTGGCCTCACCTGCGATTTCGATAATGGTCTTGCCGACGTCCACCCCTAGCTCTCTTTCCACCGCTCCTATGACTCCTAGTAGGGCGGAAGATATTGCGTACCCAATTTGTGCTACCTGCTCTCGCTCCTTAGTTAGCGACCGAACTTCGTCTTCTAACTCGCGGATGCGGGCCAGTAGCACTTCCTCTCTCGTTTCCATTCTCAAGTCCTCACGTTGCTGCGTTGGTTCGCCAACTATGTGGCACATTGACTTCCCTGTCAACGTCTATTTGTGACTACCCAGTCACGATTAAGAAAACCATGGTCAGCGCGACCGCGACCAGCGCCGCAGTGCTTGCCCATAGGCCCCGCTTCAATGTCCGCGCGAGCTGCTGGCTCTCTTCCTCCAAAATTCCAGCGGCCCAGTCGACGTCAGCAAGGGTGGGGGTGTAGTCCTTGCGTGCGCTCGCCGCCATTCTCAGATAGTCCCGAATACCGTCGTCGAACTGTTTTGAGCTCTCGCTATCGTACCCCATGCCACCCAGCTTGGACTCAAGCCGGTCGGCCTCAGCGCGCCGGTGAGATGCGCTTGCGAGCATGATAACCGCGTACGCTATGCCCCGTTCGTAGTCAAATTTTCTGCCCTTCCTAGTTATGCTTTTCATCAGGTTTTTCTCCTTATTTTTGATTAAAAAATAGCCTAGAATCCCTCGGGTGCCTCGTCGAATCCTAGCTTTTGCACAGCCCACGTGGTCACCTCTCGGGTGTCCATCGCCGTGCGTGGCCCGAAAGAATCAGCACAGATACAGAACTCAGGGGAATGCGGGCCCTTGTTCACCCAAAACTGGCCATATATCACGGGGACCCAAGCCCTGTTTTTGTCGTCATAGCGTACGGTCAGCACCGTGCCTATTTTGGGTAGCCGGCGCACGGGGACCAATTCATTCAACGCCATGGCGGCCGCCGCTTCTTTTACGTCGGCCTCATTGGTGCCCGCCGTGTAGCGGGCCGGTAGTTCCCGCGTCACCTCGTCCCCGCCGTACCATGATGGGGGACCTTCCCCCGCCCACGAATACCTAGCAAGCCATGCGTCGCCCGCGCGTTCCGTGCGCACCTCCACGCCATGGAAGGCCGCCGCCTCCAGCGCGGTAAGCCCACTGAGCTTTGCGTGTTCCTTCGAACCGAACCTTAGCGTTTTTTCGTTTAATAGCATCATAGTCTTTCACCTCTTAATCTGAATACCGCGGGGCCGCCTATCGCGTGATAAGATATGTCCGCCCCCGCCACCGCAAGCTTGGGGTCCTTAGCCTTCAGCGCCTCCACGTGCTCGGCGGCCTGCTGAAGTAGGTCCCCTAGGCTCGCGCCCTCAATCGTCTTCTGTGCCCTCAATACGGGCCCCTCAGGGCCCACGGGTGTAATGATGGCTAGCATTTCGTTCCCCTTACTCGCCGTTTTCTTTTGGTGCCAGTTGGCGTGCTACTTGCCCGCGTACCGGCACCGCTTCGAAGTGAATTGAACAGCAATACTCGGTCACGTCGTCCAATAGTGTCTGGAGGCCGGCAAGGTCCAATGGCGCGTGTATTACCTTGCCCGCGCCATCGGCCAGCGCGTCGCTCAACGTGTCATAGTTGCTAGTGTTAAATATGATGAAAGTATTCATGGTTTACCTCCTATGCTAGGGTCAGGTCAGGGTATACGTCCTTATAGAACGCCCTCACCGCCTTCAACGCCGCCGCCTCGGGTAGGCGTTCCATGGCCGCAAGGTGTATGCGCTCCACCGCTTTGCGGGTGAGGCGCTTGGGCACGTCGCCACCCAGCGCGACGCTTTGCGCAAGGTCCTTGCCCGCGGCGTGGCGGTGGGTTTCGTACCCGCCTTCAGCGTCCACCACGTGGAATGCGGTGACCATGTGGTGCATGAATGACCCGCTATGGTGTTTCGTGGTGCGAGCGGTGAGCACTAGCACCGCCCGTTCCCCGCCCTCTCGCTTGAATTTTAAGGTGCTCTCGGCGCTCCAAGGGCTGGTGGGCGTGGAGCGTTGAACGCGTGTTATATACTTGCTCATGGTGTATCTCCTACTGGTTTAATGGCTTGAAAGAGAACGTGTCGCCGTACGTGTCTGCGAGAGTTACGCGCACTTCCATGACCGTTTCAAACGGTGTTCCTTCAAACAATGGCTCGCCCTTGCGAACGGTCATAGCGTTATGGCTTACACCGGTGAGGCCCTTAACCAGCGCGTTGATTCGGCTGGCCGTGGTGCGCGTGGGGTACCCCGCGTGCCATACCCTCAGGGCCCCGCGGTGCTCGTCGCCCCGCCGTGTTACGTACTCTGCGATAAGGTGGCCGAATAGCCTTACCGATGCCACGCCGTTGGCGTGGGTGACTTCAGTGTTCCCTAGGTTTGCGTCATAGCCACCTAGGACCGCGTCAATTACCTTCTGCTCAATTTTACGCATGGTTTTACCCTCTTAATTGCTTTTGGTTGGTTTTTCGAACGTGGCGCCCTCGAGTAAGTGGCCCCCCGTTATCTCTACTAATTCCAGCACCGAGTACCCGCGGGGTAGGCGTGCCAATTTATCCGCCACCGTGGTGGCCAGCCATTGTTCTACCTTAGCCTTGGCGTACCCTTCCGTGACGTCCTTCCGGAAGTAGAACGCCGCCCAATGCTTGCTTACACGGCCCGTCGGTGTCGCGATAGCGCAGAACACTACGTGCTTGTGGCTTGGCGGGAAGTACGGGAACGCGCCCTTCTGAAGCCATAGGCTCTCGTGCCGTGGTTTTACTTTTAACGTGACCATTGTCTTGCCCTCTTTTTTCTAGTGTCCAAGCTACAAGGCCCTCTTAGAAGGCCCTGATACTTGGGCGCTATTATGTGAGACTTACCTCTACCGTTTGCGTGCCGCCTACACCCGCGTATTCCACCGTGAAAGCTTCGCACGACGTCGCGGCCATTGTTTCGCCGCGGTCCCGCCATTGTGATAGGCCGGCCTTGGCGTGCCGTATGGCTTCAGCAAGGCTGGTGGCGCGTATCTCTCTCGAGTAGGCCGGCATTGGCCATAGGCGGCCGTGCACGGGGTTGAACGCGAGTGGTGTTACGGTGAAAGTGATTTTGCTTGTTTTCATGTTATTGCCCTCATGTTTTTTTTTGGTGTCTGACCGCAACCATAAAGCCCGTTGACTTCCGTGTCAACGTTTATTCGTGACTGGCCGGTCACAAGACCCCGAATGGCGCTTCAGGCGCTTCAGCCTTCAGGGCCACAAATAGCGGTTTGAAGCCCGCGATATGAGTTTCATGGCTATGCCACACCGCGAGCCCGATAAGCCCGCGGCGTTCCATTATGGCCGCCGCTTCAGCTTTCACCGTGCGTAGTCCTTTGCGCCCGTCAAAACAGGCGGCATAGTTGCCTAGGGCCGTGCAATAAGTGCCGGTGCTTTCGTTGTAGTACACCTCTCGCGCGACGTATGACCGTGGGCCGCGCGTTGGGTGGTGGAACGTTGTAAAATTGATTGTGTTAGTCATGGCAATATCCCTTCTATGGATATGGTAGTTATAGGGCCACCGATATGGGGCCCGCTTGGATTGCTGCGTATTCTACGGTGAAGCCGATAATCGCCGCGCACGCTTCGCTCTCTGCGGCGTCGCGACGTTCCACCAATATGGCGCTTGCTTCATGTATCGCTTGCGCCACCGTGGTGGCCTTGAATTGGTAGGTGTCTTCCGGTCCTAGTACGCCGGCTTTTGTGTACGGTTTTACGTTAAAAGTAACCATGCCTTTGCCCTCTTACTGAATGAAATAATCTAAATTGAATTCGCCCCACTTGTGCGCTTCAGGGCCTTCTAGTAGGCCGGTTTCGCCGTCATAGGCGGCCACCGCCTCTTGCTCGCATAGAACGCTTAACCGGTGCAATTCATGCGCAGTAGGTAGGCCTTCAATCACCGCAATCACCGTGGGCTCTGTGAGGCTCTCTGCTATGCGGAACGAAAGCGCGGGGTAGCCTATGCGAATGAGTGCTGAAAGCGCCTTGCCCACCGATATAAAGCCACCGCGCGGGTGAGCTAAGCCTATGTTTACCTTTGCGAGTGTTTTGCTTGTTTTCATATTGTTGCCCTCATGTTTTTTGGTTTCTGACCGCAACCATATAGCCCGTTGACTTGGGTGTCAACACTTATCTGTGACTGGCCGGTCACAAAACACGGGAATGAGTGCTTACACGGGAATGGGGCGCGGTTTCGTGTAAGTGTGGTCACGGTTTGGGGCCGGTGGCCGTTGGTGTGGCCAACGCTTTTAGTGGACTCGAATTCGAGACTCAGAATAAACACAATGAAACCAATGACTTAGGTGTCATAGGATAAAGCTATCGGTTTTTGTGGTCAGAGGGTGGCCACAGTGCTGACCGACTGTAGGCCGCATGTTACCTGGGCTGGGGGCGATAGGTTACAATAAGAATAGTAATAATATAAGAATAGTATAGCTGTTATATAAATATTTTTTTGATTTTATAAAGATAACGATACGGTGAAAACCGGTGACCTCTGACCACACTTCGCTGTAGGCCGCATGGGCTGGACTTCTTAGCCGGTCAGCACTGTGGTCACGCCTTGGCCACACGTGACCACAATTACACGGGAACGTGACACGGGAACGTGTTTGCACGTATTCGAGACACGGGAACGTGTTTACACGTATTCGAGACACGGGAACGTGTAAGGACCGCGGGCCCCGCGTGCCGGCATTCTCTCGGGTGAAAGCGGGGCGGGGCCGCGCTAAGTCATTGATTCCACGGGGCCGCGATGGCGTGACCCCGCGGTCACCGTGGGCTAAGTCATTGATTCTATTGGACTGTGATGGCGTGACTGCGCAGTCACCGTGGGCTAAGTCATTGATACCACGGGGGCCGCGGCGGTGAGAATGAGGGGCCACCGCGTGCTAAGTCATTGATTCCATTGGGGTCTGGCGGGGCGGCTGAGCGGGCGCCGTGGGCTAAGTCATTGATTTCGCTGGAGGTTTTCTGTGCGCGAACGAGGGGGCGGGGGCCCTAGGTTCGAGGGGGGCCTAGGGAGGAGGGGAAGCCCTGTACAATTTTCCCGAAAACCGAAAACAGTTGTGCCACACTCATCCGTGAGCCTCGAGTCTGGGGAACCAAATCTGAAAAGGGAAATGGAAATTCTGTTCAGAAAAAAAATTGTGGACCTAAAATTATTTTAGAAACCCAGAATCGTGCTATACTTCGAGGGGAGTGAGTATGACCCATGACCGAGAGAACCCATGAGCGTTAAAGATTACATCTCAATCCCTGAGCTACGGAACCTGAATGTAGGTCAAGCAGCGTTCGTGATTGAGTACACCAAAGACTTCAACCCGGGACTCGCCGCCGAGCGGTGCGGGCTGGACGTGTCCCAAGGACAGAGACTTCTCTCACAGGTAGATGTCAAGCGGGCTGTCAATCTGGTGTTGCAGAGGCGGATGGCGGCCTCCGACATTACGGCGGAGTGGCTTCTTTATGAGATGGTGGATAACCATAAGCTGGCGCGGCAGATGGGGAACTTGTCTGCGAGTAACAAAGCGCTCGAGCTCATAGGGAAGATGGCTGCGGTGGACGCATTCGCGGCGGATAAGATAGAGCTCAAAGTGGGGGAGGAGTTAGCAGAGCGTCTCATACGAGGACGGGAGAGAGCCCGACTGCGGAACACCGGCGAGGTGGTTGAGGCGGAGTTCGAAGAGGCTACTCCACAGATTTCTTTTCTATGAGGTGGTGAATGGACGCTAGAGACATCGAGTCGATTGAGCAGGAACTCCAGAGAAGGTGCGCGATGTACTACGACGACCCTGTGTCGTGGGCGTACTGGGCATTCGACTGGGGGCACGGGGAGCTGGCGGGGATTGACGGGCTTGACCCGTGGCAAGAGGAAGAACTCCGAGCGCTGGGGGAGGCGATAAAAGACCGGGCGTTTAACGGCGTAGACCCAGTAGTCCCCATCCGCTCAGCAGTATCTTCGGGGCACGGTATCGGGAAGTCTGCGTTGGTGGCGATTCTAATACTCTTCATCATGTCCACCCGGCCCCACGCGAAGGGCACGGTGACGGCGAATACCGGGGACCAGTTGCGGACCAAGACATGGGGTGAATTAGCGAAGTGGAAGAACCGGTGCATAGTGGGGCATTGGTTTGAGCTGAACTCAGGTAAGGGGTCTTTGAGCCTCTACCACCCCGCGTACAATGAGACGTGGCGAGTGGACGCGGTGACGTGTCGAGAGGAGAACTCGGAAGCGTTCGCGGGCCAGCACAATATGAACTCCACCTCGTTCTATATTTTTGACGAGGCCTCTGCGGTGCCTGACGTCATCTGGGAGGTAGCGGAAGGGGGACTTACGGACGGCGAGCCTATGTTCTTCGCGTTTGGGAACCCCACGAGGAACACCGGGGAGTTCAAGAAGAAATTTGCAGATAGTCGCTGGCGGACAAAGCAAGTAGACAGCCGTACGGTACGGTGGACCAACAAGACGCTCTTGAATGAATGGGCGGAGGTGCACGGGGAAGACTCGGACTTCTTCCGCGTTCGTGTTCGGGGCGTGTTCCCGCGGGCGTCGGACCTCCAGTATTTCCCAACCGACGTGGTCTCTGCTGCGAGAAAGAGACCAGTTCCTCTCGGGCTGAGGGGAGAGCCTCTGGTGTGCGGCCTCGACTACGCGAGGGGAGGTTCGGATAAGTGCGTGATTCAGTTCCGCAGGGGGAGAGACGCGAGGACGTTTGACCGATATGAAATCCCCGCGGAGAAGTCGAGGGACTCGATGAAAGTTGCCGCGATGATTGCAACGGTGCTGGACCGACATCGCCCCGACATCTGCTTCGGGGACGTGGGCTCAATGGGAGGGCCCATCAATGACCGGCTAAGGCAACTGGGGTACAATGTCGTCGACGTGGGGTTCGGGCACCGGGCGGAGGAAGATTCGAAATTCGCGGACAGGACCTCGGAGATGAGTTCACGGCTACTAGAGTGGATGCAATCGGGCGGGGCGCTCCCTGACGTGGAGGAGCTAGAGGAGGACTTGACGAACAGAGAGTTCACCTTCGACAGCAAGGACCGACTCCTGATGGAATCGAAGCGACACATGAAGCAACGAATCGGGAGGTCCCCCGATGACATGGACGCTATGTTGTTGACGTTCGCGAGCAAGACAGCGGTGAACCTCTTGAAGCTTAACGCAGAGGACGAGGACGACCTCTTCCCATACGCAGGCGAACCTGCTAAAGTGCGCAGATATGAGCCCTTTTGAGGAAGGAATATGTGTACTCCTAAGCCAAAAATTGAAACGCCAGAACCACCTCCCCTCCCACCGGAGGCGCCTCGCCTGCCTGACCAGACACCAATAGAGGGCGAGCGGAGAGAGGCAATGGGCACTCTCCTCACGGGAGGAGCGAGTCGAGGTAGCTCAGGCAAGACTTTACTGGGGAGCGCCAGATAATGCGCCATAGCGTGGACTTGAGGAAACTGGAAAGACGAGTCGCTTCGATGGAGAAGGGGAGACAGTCTTTCTTAGAAACGTGGAGGGACTTGACAGAGAACTTCCTCGTTCATCGGGGGAGGTACGACCTCGGCGATGTGAATCAAGGGAAGCGACGAGACAACAAGATTTTCAATAACGCACCAATACTCGCCCTTAGAGTATTGACCGCGGGACTCATGTCAGGAATTACGTCTCCAGCGCGGGAGTGGTTCCGCCTATCATCGGGGGACGTGGTCCTCGATAAGGACCCCGAAGTCCAGCAATGGTTATTCACTTGCACCCAAATTATGTACCGGGTGTTCTCGATTTCAAACCTATACAACAGTCTTCAGACCGCATACGGCGAGCTAGGAAACTTTGGCACGTGTGCTATGGGAGTGTTCGAAGACGACGAAACTTTTCTAAGATTCGAAACCCAGACCGCAGGCCAGTACGCGCTGGGGGAGGGGAAGCGAGAGCTGCCTGATGCGTTTAGTGTCCGGAGGAAGAAGACGGTAGCGTCTATAGTGAAGGACTACGGGCTAGAGAATTGCCCGGAGATAGTTCGTAACCTCTGGAAGAACGGCGGCGAGAACGACATGGTCGAGGTCATCTACCTCGTTGAGCCAAACGACGACAGAAATGATGAGAGCCCCTTTGCATGGGACTTACCATACCGCGCGGTGACTTGGGTGGCCGGGGCTTCGAAGGCAGACGGCGCCCTGAGGGTATCTGGATACAGAACGTTTCCGTTCTTGACACCCCGGTGGGAACTCTCCCCGGGGGACCTATATGGCACTAACTCCCCGGGCCTCACCGCCTTGGGGGACGCCAAAGGGCTACAGGTAGCTGAGCGAGACATCTTGGTGGCCACCGACAGACTGGCGGACCCCAGCTTCATCGCATCGTCATCCTTGAGAAGGCTGCTCGGGGATGCGGCGCCTGAGCCCGGAAGGACTTATTACTCAGAGAACCCCAACGAAGAACTGAAGCCTCTGATGCCTAACTACAACCCGTCCCTGCAACATATGGAGAATTCCGTAGCGAGGGCGGAGTTCCGAATCAGAGAGGCGTTCTACGTTGACCTATTCCGAGCGATGGATGCGATAGGGGAGCGCTCAGGGGTTACCGCACGAGAGGTGATTGAGAGGCACGAGGAGAAGTTACTACAGATAGGCCCGGTACTCGAGAGAGTTCATAACGAACTTCTGGACCCATTGATTTCTCGGAGCTTCGAAATCCTCCAGTCTCAGGGTGTGTTCCCTGAGGCGCCTGAGGAGATGCTGGGGCAGGAGCTTCAAGTAGAATACGTCTCGGCACTCGCCCAAGCACAACGGATGGTCGGCTTGAGAAACATCGAAAGAATGGTCGGGTTCGCGGGACAGCTCGCGCAGTTTGACCCATCAGTAATCCCATATCTAAATGGTCCCGCAATGCTCAGAGAGTACGGTAAGATTTCAGGGGCGGACCCAGAGTTGCTTCGACCCGAAGAAGAAGTGCAGGCGATATTGGACGCGCAGAGAGAAGAAGCCCAGAGACGCGAGATGGCGGAATCGGGGGCGCAGAGCGCGAAAGATTTGGCCCAAGCAGCGAAACTGGCGAGCGAGACTGAGGTTGGTGGGGCCGACGGAAGTATGCTCTCGAGGGCGATGCAGGCAGCAGGAGTGGGAGTGTAATGAGGAGGCCGCTTAACGAAATTCTCGGGGACGCAATGATGACTCCCTTAGGCCGAGAGCTCGTCAGGGCACTGATAGATTTCTGCGGGACGCATTCGGAGACGTTTACAAAAGACGAACGTAGTGATACATTCGCGAGAGGAAGGAAATCAGTTGGCCGGATGCTAGAGCAGGCGGCCAAGACTCACAGCTTCGAATTATACATCCTCTCCCTTAAAGAGGAGAGAGATGAAATAGAGAACGCAGCGAAAGGTGAAAGGTATGAAAGTTTCTGAGAACACTTGGGAAGACCCCTATCTCTTCGAAGAGGAAGAGGAAGAAGAGGAAGTTGACGGCGGCGATGGCGGCGATGGCGGCGATGGCGGCGAAGGCGGCGAGCAAGTAGCAGCTGGCCTAGAAGACCTAAGCCTTCCTGAGAACTTAGAAATTTCAGAAGAAGACTGGAAGGCAGTCACCTCTGTCTTCGACGAAGCAGGGACCACTTTAACTAAAGACGTCGCCCAGAAGTTAGTAGACCTCGAAGCATCTCGCCTCGAGAGATTCGCCTCCGAGCAGGCAAAAGCACACGAGGAGCGAGTAGCATCTTGGGCAGAAGAAGCCAAGAAAGATAAAGAATTTGGTGGAGATAAGTTCGAAAAGAACTTAGTAGCCGCCGAACAGGCAGTAAAGGCTCTAGCAACACCGGAGCTTCGCGAACTGTTGGATAACACGGGTCTGGGCAACCACCCCGAGATGATTCGACTGTTCGTAAAACTCTCGCCCCTAGTACGAGAGGACCAAGGCCCCGGAGCCGGAGCATCCGGCGGGGGCCGCGAGGAATCCCGAGCAGAACTCCTGTACGGGAAAACAACTAAGTAGTTCGAGAGAGCTATAGACGGAGAGAAAACATGGCCATAATTGGACATAGATTCCCAGACTTACTAGACCTGTACAAGTCGACTGACGGGGGCGGCGAGTGGCAAGCCATCATGGAGATGCTCGCCAAAGAAGCTCCTGAACTGAGCGACGCTTTGTGGGTTGAATGTAACCAAGGGAAACAACACTTAACCACGGTGCGAACCGGATTGCCTGAAGTTGCATGGGGCCGCCTGTACAAAGGTATCCCTAACAGCAAGTCAAGCCGAGCGCAAGTAACGGACACCACAGGTTTCTGTGAAGGCCGTTCTACTGTAGACGCGCGTTTGATTGACGAGCTGTCGGATGGCAAAGGTCCTCAGCTCCGACTTTCGGAAGCGGAAGGATTCTTGCAATCCATGAGCCAAGAGCTCAGCAGCAAGATTTTCTACGGCAACGACATCGAAACTCCAGACCAGTTCATGGGTTTGGCGCCTCGATTCTCTGACAAGACCGCCCCAAACGGCAGTCAAATTATCGACGCCGGTGGCACTAACGACACCAACTCTTCCATCTGGTTCGTAACTTGGGGTGACAATCAGACCAGTCTGATTTACCCGAAGGGCACGCGAGCTGGCCTGATTCGTGAGGACCACGGCAAGCAGCGGGTGGTTGACGAAGATGGTAACGCGTACTACGCGTATGAAGAAACCTTCCGCCAGCACATCGGTCTGTCGGTTCGCGACTGGCGCTATAACGCGCGCATCGCCAACATCGACATCGACGACGTCAAGGCGGGCACGGTGGACCTCTACGGCTTGATGCGCAAAGCTTACTACCGCTTGCAGAATCGTCGGAACAAGGATGGCAACATCGCGATTTACCTGAACCGAGACATGCTGGAGGCGCTCGACGCGCTGGCCACTAACTCTGGTTCTTCCGACAACTTCGTGCGCCTAACCCGAAGAGAAGTCGAAGGTGAGGAAATCTTGTCGTACCGCGGCATCCCGCTGCGCGAGACGGATGCGCTAATTAACACTGAAGAGGACGTGGCCTAGGCCGCGTCTCTTCACTTCTCTGAAGGAGAGAAACGATGATACTTTCACAAGAATCTATTTTCAGTGATGCGCAAGAACTAGCCTCGGGCGCGGCAACCTCCACGAACGTCATGCGACTCGTGAAGCGAGGCCAGCCGGAGTTATCTGCCGCACCTTTCATTGGTGACATTGGGAAGGGGAATCCTGTCCCACTCCTGATTCAAGTGGTGGAAGACTTCACGGGCACCGGGGCTCTGGTAGTGAATGTGGAGACGGGAGCGACCGATGCGTTGGGCACAGTAGTGGCCTCCGTATCAATCCCGGCGGAAAGCCTCGTAGCTGGCTACCGAAGCACCCTAGCTTTCCTGCCAGAAGGCATCACCGGTGAGTACCTAGGGCTGACCTATGAATCCCCCGGCGCCGGTAAAATTACCGCAGGGATTGTGGGCGGTCGCCAGACAAACGGTTCTGGTTTCTAATGAGAGGGGGCCTAGCGCCCCCTTGAGTTTGTCGAAATAAGGAGTGACGAGAAATGGCACGATATGTAATTAAGCCGGGACACGTAGCATTCATTGATGGCGCGATGCGTGAGGAAGGGTTCGAATTCGTACGGGAGAAGAAATACAAAAAAATCCCCGAACACCTAGCTGAGGTGGTCTCGAAACCCAAGCCCAAATCGAAACCCAAGCCCAAATCGAATGCCGCATCTGGCGCAAAGTCGGGCACAGCGAAAGCCTCGGAGGCCACGAAGGCCGAGGCGAAAGGTGGCGTGGATTTTATGGGCGGTGAAGACGAGACCCAAGACCTCGCGACCTCAGGGCGTACGGTCCAGCTGTAATGAACAAGGTCGAGATATGGAACCTTGCCCTCGGCCACTTGCGCGCGGGCGTAGTCCAGTCGGAAATAGAGCGAACCGCGGTGAGGGAGTATTGCGAACGGTATTATTACGTCTGCAAAAAATCTCTCCTTTCCGAAGGCGCATGGAGTTTTGCCACGACGTATGTGGCTTTAGCTTCTCGCTCTGAGACTCCGGAAGGATGGGCCGGCGCGTTCGTGCTGCCCGAGGGCTACCTCCGGGTATGGTCGGTGCACGAGAAGGGATGTGGCCCCTATGAAGGGGAGCTAGGCCTGCCTTTCGAGTTGAGATATAATATCGACAAGAAAGCGACAGACCTAGTGACGAACATACCAGCTCCAATAGCGCGCGTGACCATGGATGTTGAGGAGAGCGTATTGCCTCACGGCATAGTAATCGCGCTATCCCACCTCCTCGCGGCAAACCTTTCGGTGCCCTTGGCGGGGGCCGCTGCGGGAGCCAGATTCCAGAAAGAGCAGATGGAGTGGTATGAGCGTGCACTTGCAGCTGCACATTCTATCGACTCTACTGACAGGCGTCCGCCTAGACGGGAGAGTAAAAGTGTCCTTGCTAGGAGGTAGCCAATGCCTGACGTCATCCGAAATAACTTCACGAGCGGAGAGCTAGACCCTTCCCTCCACCACCGCCCGGAGCTAGACCAGTATCAATCCGGGGCGAGACACCTTTCTAACTTCATAGTGAAGCCTCAAGGCGGACTTCGGAAAAGACAGGGGACGCGAGTCCTCGGCGGGTTCCTTTCAGCGAACTTCGACATCATTCTTCCTTTCATTTTTAACGAAAACGAAAACTATATTGTAGGCGTCTTCTCTAATGGGACGGTAGAGATTTCAACCGTCGCAGGGGAACTGGCTACGATTGTAGGAGAAAGTGGGTTAGGCGCCTCGGGTCTCAATATCCGAGACATTGACTTCGCGCAGAACGCAGACGTAATGGTGGTCACGACAGGGAAGGCTCCCCCTACTTTTATTAAAAGAATCTCAACGAGCCCTCTTACATTCGAGATTGAGAGAGCAAAGTTCGAGCCTCTAAACAAACCTCCTACACTAAGGACAGGCAGCGCTGAGAACGTAAAGTACGTCGGGAGAACTAACCTAGGGGCGCCACCGGGGGGCACGAGCCAATACGCGGCGAGGTTGGAAGTTACTTTCTCAAGACCCACTTCATCCCCAAGACCTGCGTTTAAGAACGGGGACTCAGTGACTGTGTGGGGGTTCTGGGACCCCAACGACGAGGCGAGCGTGAAGGTGAGGAAGGACCCCGTCCTTCTGGAGGCTTCAGCCTCTGACGAGTACACAGGCGCTCCTCTCTACCGCGGGGTGGAGTACGAGGTAATCCTGACTGGGGAGTCAGACCCCTTCGGCAGCCTCCCCTACCCAGATTTTGGCGACAAAGGTTTCATGAGAGGGGGAGGGGCGACGGCAGGGTCTCCTACCAGCGAAAAGGATGTCACGAACAGTTACGTAGTGACGTCAGTGATTGACGGAGAAGAGACGTACCCCTCCGCGCCAGTTGACGTCAGCTCGAAAGCGCTGGACTCTGCGTACGGCGTGCGACTGTCGTGGGTTCTTCAGGAAGACCCTAAGAACGACGGCGAGATTTCTCACTATAGGGTGTACAAAGAGACCCCGTTCGGTTCTGGAACTTATGGCTGGATAGGCGATGCTGTATCGAACTCGTTCACTGATTTCAACTTAGCAGGGGTGACTTCCGATACTCCGCCTCGAGACTTCTTCTCACCGAAGAACCCAAGAGCGGTTGCGTTCTACCAACAGCGTTTGGTGTACGGAGGGGACTCGGACAGTCCTCTGGCGCTAACGGCCACTGCGACTGGGTCGTTTACTGATGTGACTCACCGACGCCCTCCCGGGGCATCAGATGCGTTCAGACTAGGAATCTCGGCGTCAAAGTTCGATAGAGTCCAGCACCTCGAATCTACTGATACTTTAATCATCTTGAGTGCGGGCGGGATTTGGAGGACAACTGAAGGCGAGTCCGAGAAGTTTACCCCGGAGACAACTACTGTCAGGAAGATAAGTTCTTTCGGAGCGGATGGCGTGAAGCCGGTTCATGCAGGCTCTTCCGTGCTCTACTCTCAGGCGGGGGCTACGAGGATACGGGACCTCTTCGCCCCCAGTAATCCCCAAGGCGAGAACTCTGACATCACCATTCTCTGCCCCCACTTATTTGAGGACAAGGAGGTGCTACAGCTCGCATACTCGGAGAACCCTACCCCTGTGGTGTGGGCTCTGGTGGCGGACAGGAAGCCCTCACAAAACATCAACGTAAACCCGAGACACCTTTACGCCATGTCATATGACAGAGAGCAAGGAGTAAATGCGTGGTCAAGAATCTCCTTCGGGGCAACTCAAGTAGTCGCGTATAAGCTGTACGAATCCACCGTGTTGGGGGTGAGGCGGAACGACAGATTCGTCCTAACCATGGGGAGGGAAATCCGAGGCGTCACGGTGCTCCCTTCTCCACAGGGAGACCGGGTGGTTTTGTCAATGAACGTGACCCTCCGACGGCACCAGCAGACGTGGCTAGAGCATGAGGCAGCGCCAGATTTCCCCGAGAGCGGGGGAGTCGAAGAGAAGAAATGGACTGTGCTCGAGGAATTTTCGCCCGAGAACTCGGACACTCTTGACTTCTGTGCCGTGCTTTCGGGCACTAACGTGAGAAGAAGAGCGAAGCTAGAAGGAGGGGAACAGTGGTGGGATGTCTTGCAGGAGATAGAAAGCAAGTACGTCGCCCTTGGAGGAGGGAGTTGGGGCGACGTAGTAGAGTTCATGAGACCTACTACGGGCATTTTCGTGGGAATTACTAGCGAAGGGACCGAAGTTCCCTTGACGGGGACAGAGGAGACAGGGAATTCCAAGTACCTGTATTTCGGAGGAGGCTCCTTCGTGGAAGAGCTTCTCGACGAAGACCAGACCGCGGACATGAAGTTCGACCCACACATCAGCCGGGTGGGGCTGAAGTTCTCGTCGAGGGCAGAGCTCCTGCCTGTCGTAGGCGCGGAGACTCCCCATCGCGCGATGAAGTCAGTGAACAGAGTATCTCTGTGGGTGAAGGACACCACCGGTCCTCTGTGGGTGGGGCAGCTGAAACTGAACCCTCACGGCACGGGAACGCAGACGCAGCTAATGGAATGGAACTCGGTGGCGAATGAGGATGAGGTCGCGGTGCCGGGAGAGTCTCTGTGGGAGATAGGCGACCGTCTTGTGGCGGATGAGTACGGAGGGCCGTACGGCTTCACAGGACTCCTTGAAACAGAAGTCATCGGGAATTGGGATGAACAGGGGACAGTCGCTATTGAGCACCGAGGGAGCGGAAGTTGTGAAATCTTAGCAGTGGAGTTTGATGTCGATGCTTAGATACGTAGTACCTACTCGACAGAACCTTCAGTTCATCGCGGACACGATGAGGCAGGGGGACCGAGAGGAGTTAGCAGCGGGAGGGTGGTCCCCCGAACATCTTCATGATTTCGCAGGGAGAGCAGAGATTTGTGTGGTGGCGGAAGTAGGGGGAGTCCCGTGCGCCGTGTTCGGCGTCACAAGAACGGGCTCCCTCCTGACTCCTAAGAACTCGCCGTGGATGCTCGGTGGCACCGAGTTGCACAAACACACAAGGCTCCTATTGTCCGAATCCAAGAAGATAGTCTATACTATCGTAGAAGAGTACCGCGAGGTAGAGAACTGGGTGTACGCGGAGAGTAGAGCCAGCATCCGGTGGCTGAAGTGGCTAGGGTTCACAGTAGAAGACCCGGTGCCGCTCGGGCCCGAAGGCCAAGAGTTTTGCAGATTCTGGAAGAAGAGAGGATAGTCATGTGCGGACCTATAGCAGCAGGGGTGGGGGCGGGAGTCGCGATGATGGGGCTCAACGTCTACATGGGAGAGCAACAAGCGAAAGCGGAAAACGCCACCGCGCGGTATAACGCAAGGCTCCAAGAGATTGAGGCTCGCAAGGTAGAGAACAAAGGAGTCTTTGAAGAGAATAAGTTCCGAGCGGACCTCCATGAGCGAATCTCAGCGCAGAGGGCGCAGCTCGCGGGGTCGGGTTTTGATGTCAATTTCGGGACAGGACTATCTCTGCAAGAGGACCAATTTGCCGCAGGGCAAGCAGATGCCCTTATGATTCGACAGAATTACCTTGACCAATCGGAAGCCCTCCAGATGTCAGCGAGGAACACTTTGTTGACGGGACGGAATAACGCGAGACTCGCGCGAATGAGAGGTGTTACGGGCGGAATCTCTTCGGGGCTAGGGGCGGCAACTGGGGTTGCTTCTTTATTTTAGAGAGGAAGAGTCATGGTTCTTAGAGTCCAGCGACATACGGTATCCCCGGAAGTAGCGAGAGCTCAGCAAATACAGACCCCTAACGTGGGTGCGCAAGAGATAACTTCTGCGGCATCGTCAATCGTGAAGGCCGGAACTGATATTACACGAATGGCCCAAGAGGCGAGCGCGGAGACTGCTCTCGCGAACGCGGACGCGGCGGTGAGAGAGCTCCTTTTTAACCCAGAGACCGGGTACTATCACTCGCAAGGGGAGTCTGCGTTCCGGAACGCGGAGGTCACGAAAGAGAGAATCGCCGGGATACAGCAGGCGTACGGAAGAGAACTGTCGGGTCCTGCGAGGAAAGCGTATGAGAGAGCCATCGCGAAAAAGAATCTTGACCACTTTACGCGCGTGGACACTCACGGCATCAAAGGTCTCAGAGTCTGGAGAGAGACAGCCACTAAAGCGTTGGTGGACAACCAGACCACTTGGGCATATCACAATCACAATTTGCTCGACGAGCAGACTGGCCACGAGAACTTCCTCGCAGGGAGAGGGCAGCTAGTAGCTTTGCTTGAGGAGCAGGGGGTGGACGACCCAGAGGAGGTCAAGCGCCAGCTAAGGGCTTACGACTCTCGGTTCTACTCAAACGCAATCACCGGAGCCCTGAATCAAGGGTACGGTCCCGCAAAGGAAATTTTCGACAAGCACGGCGATAAGATTCAGGACAAGGACACACGGGAGAGAGTCCTCCGAGAACTTGCCCAAGCTAAGAAGCGAGAAGAGGAAATTGTTCAAAGCGCGAACGCGACCGCTCTCGCCCACCAGCTAGTGCAAAGGTTCGACAGCCAAGGGGAAATCCTCGACTATATCGTAGGGATGAGGGACAAAGACCTAGCTGCCAGAGTGACGCCTGAAGTTCTCCGTCTATACTCCGCCTACAAGAATGCGAGAGAAGAGAAATCCGCAGAATCATTTGAGATTGCGGAACAGTATTTCAGGGAAGACCCTGACGCTTCTCTGGGCGAATTCATTACAAACTTCCCGGAACAATGGGACTCTCTCACCGAGTCACAGAAGCAGGACGTCCGTACCCGAAAAGTCACTTCGACTGACTGGACGGAATACAACCGGTACCTAGCTATGGGCGACGCTCTGGTGGACATCAGCGTCGATGAGCTGACCCGAACCTTAGCGATTCCTGAGCGGAAGAAAATCATGGACCTCCGCAGGAAAATTCTATCCGACAAGGGGCTCCTCCCGGGCTCCTCCCGAGAGCCGGAAGGTTTCGTGGTGGAACCCGGAATCAGTGTTTCGAACGCACGGTACACTCAACAGCGGGTGGAGACGATTCTGGGTCCCTCGTCGAACTGGAATAGGGCGACCAAAGAGAAGGCTTCAGAGCTGCACAGAATCATACAAGAAGAGACTCGAGCGGCGGCGATGGCTAAGCCTAACAAGAGACTTTCTTCACAAGAGTATATGCAGATAGTGGACGACGTGACTGCTCGCCAGACCCTCGGAGGCAGAACGTGGTTTGGGTTAGGAGGGCCACGGGAGTACAACGTGGGCCAGCTATCACCCGAAGAAGTTAAAAACAACACAGAGTGGCTACGCGCAAACGACCTCCCTGTGAACAGCCGAACAATTCTGTCCGTCTCGGTGAGAGGGGGAGAGCAAGCAGAGAGGTTGAACGACCCTAACAGCAGGCTGTATCGGGGTCTGGCCCAGATGCTCCGAGACCGAGGACTAGTAGTGTCTCCGAGAAACTTGCAGTTGCTATATCTAACTTTAGACCAATTACCTGAGTAGGCGATATGTTTGAAAACCAAGACACTACGGGAGTGAACTGGGACCTCTTTGACAGAGAAGAACCTGAAACACGAGAGGGGCTAGAACTAGAGGAAGCCCAGACCGTCGAATCCCCTCTCTCCGAATCGGAAGTGGAGATTCCTGCGACCGAGACTGGGCGAGAGGCCATCGAGAAAGAGCTCGTAGGCGGGCTCGAGGGGATGGCGCTTGCGGCTTCTCGGAAAGACGTCGATGAGTATTCGAAGCTTCTCGAGCTCAGTCAAAGGACAGGCGTCTCCCCTGATGCTTTTGAAAGAGACCCGGCCCTCGCTCGACAATTCGAGGCGTCGTCCGAGGATGAGATTCACGCGGCTCACTCTCTTGCGGTGAATCATCCGCGAACGGCCGAACTTCTTGCGAATAACCCGGACATAGGCGTGCCGTCGTTCGGCGAGTATAGTCTCCTAGATTCCATTGGCAAGACGTTCAGAGGTCTGGGCCGAGAGACTCAACTGATGTTCGAGCAGAGGGACCTTGGGCAGCGACTCTCGTTGTGGAGAGACCACGAGTTCCTGACACGAGAGGGCAATGAGAATCCTCTGACGGGGAGCGTGGGGTCGGACGTTCAGTTGGGGCTTATTACGCAAGACTTGATAATCAGTGACTTGCTGTCGGAGTTAGGGAAGGACCCGGACGACGTCAGCCTCCACCCGAAAACCCCTGAGGAGTTCGAGAGACTGCGAAGTGACGCCCTCAAGCTATACTCAGAGAAGTGGCAGGAAGCCGATGAGAAGATAGAGAACGTTACTCCTATGAATCTGAACTGGTTTCAACAGGGGGCGAGGATGGGCATCGCGGGGCTGGCAACTGAGGGCCCCGCGATGGTCGCGTCACTAATCCCCTACGCGGGACCTGTACTAGGGACATCAATCACCTACCACAATTCTTACGCTGACCATTTCGGCAGAGGACTGAGTACCTATATTGAGCAGGGGTACAGCGAGGACGTAGCGATAGAGCGGGCGGACTCGTACGCAAGAACCGCGGCAACCATCGACGGAGCGACGAGCCTCATTCCTTTCGGTGCGTTCGCAAGGGTCTTTAGGGGAGCGCCCGGGAGACAATCCTACCAGAGAGCCACAGGTCGAGTAGCCACTGCGGTAGGAGAAGCTATCGGTGGAAGAGCGGGCGGTTTTATCATGAAAAAGGGGATAGCGAACGTGGCGAAAGGCTCCGTGCCTCTAGCCTCTCAGACGGTGAGAGACCGGCTCAAGGACCACTTGGCGTCCTTTCTGCTATCGAGCGGGATAGGGATGCAGGTCGACGCCCTCTTGCTAGGACTCAACGACACGTGGAACGAGATAGACCAAGAGGCTCACCGAATGATGTCCGAGGGAGACATCGCGGGGTGGGCACACCACCAGCTCGACAAGCAGTTGATTGCTCTTGTGGCGTCCACAATCTCTGATGGAAGCTTCGCTCTCGCGGGCGCAGGGGCCGGGAAAGCCCGCGACCTCCTAGTGCTGAAAGGGGAGGATGCGGAGGCGGAGGCTCCCGCGGGTCAGGGTCCTGAAACCTCAGAGGCCCAAGCCGCTCCGGCGGAGGGCCTCCCCGCCCGAGACCCTAGGGTTCGAGAGCTCATGAATGCGGCAGAGAAGTCGAAGATGGCCCGACGCTCGCCCACTGCGTTCAGGCAGACAGTGAAGTCCCTCGGAGGAGACGACATCACAATCATGCTCGACAGAGAAGCAGCGACCGAGTATCTCCAAGCGAGGTCTCGAGAGGAGATAGAGGCTGACCCTCTCTTGAGAGATATGCAGGAAAGGCTAGAGAGGACGCAAGACGGGGGGACGGACCTCTCGTTTACAGGAACAGAGTTCGTTACTCAAATCGCCCCCTCTGCCCATGCGAAGAAACTAAGCCAAGCGTTCACTACCGATGAGGGAGGAATCTCTCCTTACCGTGAGGCGAGGAACCTTGGTGAGGCGATGGAAGAGCTGGTGAAAACCAGTAAGGAAAGCGCCCAGTTAGCGAAGGAAGTCCAAGAAGTCACTGCGAGAGTGACCTCAGATTTGTTGACGTCAGGCAGATATTCTAAGGCCGAAGCAAAAGTAATGGGGAGGGTTGTCTCGGCTTACGTGATGGAGAAGGCTCGCTCATCGGGGATTTCTCCAGAAGAGGCGCTCACCAGAGGGGGTAACTTCCTCCGCGTGCTCGGCCCCATGACGGGCAGAAGCCCGGTCCCGAAGGGCGCTCTCACCCAGAGAGACCCTAACCCTCGAAGATTCCGACAGATGGACGACACCGACCGGGCAAGGAAAAGGTTCGCTAAACTTCAGAACGAAGCCCTCGATGCACAAGGGGACCGCGCAGTGTTTGCTGACCGGATGTCCTCTTCGGCCCTCAAGGGGGCCCGTCTCTTCGTGTCCGAAGACCAGCGCTCAGGATTTGCGATTGACGCCGAAGGCGAAGTGGTGGGATTGTTCAAGCACCCAGAGGCGGAGTCGACCTCGGTGCTGGAGGACGCACTCGCTCACGCAAGAGCGCACGGCGCTACCAAGTTCACAGGATTTGAGGTAGAAGCCCTCCGTGAGAAAATCAAGAAGGGAGGTTTCGTAGAATCGTCCCGAGAGGCTTTCGACTCAGAACTGGCACCCTCAGGGTGGGACTCTGAATCCCTTGGCACTCCTGACGTGGTGACGTTCGAACCTAGCTATGAGTCCACGGGCGAAGCGACGATGGGGTTCTTCGAGGGAGTGGCGCGAGGTGAGCACGGTCGCCCGGATGAGGTTAAGTTCTTGCCTCAGATTTCCGAGCTCGCGGAAACGATAAATGACCCTGAGACTCGGTTCGGACGGTACCACCAAGAGTACCTGAGACATGCAGGACATTTCGATGACCACATCGCCCAGTCGATTCCGGGGTACCGTGACTTCCAATACGCGATAGGTCTGGGGCTCCTCGAAACTTTTGGCGACGGAGCGACTTTCCTCGACATAGGGGCATCCCAAGGTACGCAGGCGAAGAGCCTGAGTTCTCTGTCTGGCGGGAAGATTAAGTCCATTTCCCTAGACCCAAACTTAGGAATGAAAGATACTTTCAACGCAATCTCTAGGGTGGAAGGGGCTCGATTCGAGCACGGAGCTCTAGGCTTCTACCCTTACCAGCGTGCGGGTGAAGTGGCTTGGACCGAATCGGACGGGACCCCTGTTCGGTATTGGGATAATAAGGGCGAGAAATTTGACATCGTCCACGAAGCGATGACCTTCCAATTCATAAGCCCGGACAGAAGAGCGCATATCGCAAGGACTAAGGAGCTGACGAAAGAAGACGGGATTGCCATTTTCCAAGAGAAAGTAGTGACTGAAGATGCGGAGTGGAAGGCTCACGAAGCTGCGAAGGATTCATTCAAGCGTCAGACTTTCTCAGAGAAAGATATGCAAGAGAAAGCGGAGACCGTCCTGACGGGGATGAAAGCGAATCAAGTCCACGAAGCAGAGCTGGTCGCAGAGCTAAAACGCCACTTCAAGTACGTTCACCAGATTTGGGACTCTGGAAACTTCAAGGGGTACGCAGCCTCAGACAGCCAAGAGACCTTGGCAAATTTCGCCAGAAACACCCCTGACACCAGAACTAAGTGGGACACTCGAAACCGAGGAGTGAAGACCTCAGGAGAAAGGCAAGCGGATGGGTCTTTGGTGGGACTCCCTCGCATACGGGGTGCTGCCCACAACCCCGAAGTGGCAGCGGTGGCTGAAGCTTACATGCAGAAAGCGGGGATGCCCTACGACCCTCCCGCACACTATGCTGAAGTCAACGTGTCTTGGGCGGAGGAGATTGCTCGTCTCTACGGAGAGATGGAGCACCGCCCCAACGACCCCGAAGTGAAAGCAGCTTATGACGCTTTGATTGAGGAAACACTCGCTCAGTATGAAGCGATGCTGGAGGCGGGGGTCCAGATTGAAATCATGGATATGTCTAAGGGCGACGCTTATGGCGGGGACCCCCGCAGAGCAATCGAAGACGTCCGGGACAACAACCACCTTTATATCTTCGGCACCAAAGATGGGTATGGGCCTGACACGGTGCTCGACCCCTCCGACAACCCAATGGTCCGCGAGACTAAATATCGCGACATCAACGGAGTCCCGCTTCTGGCGAACGACGTTTTCCGTGCAGTACACGATTACTTCGGCCACGCGAAAGAGGGAGTTGGTTTCCGAGCGGCTGGCGAGGAGAACGCATGGAGAGCGCACGCGTCCATGTACTCTCCCCTAGCCCGAAGAGCGATGACTTCTGAGACGCGGGGGCAGAACTCGTGGGTGAACTATGGCCCTCACGGAGAGCATAACCGCACCGCGAAAGACGACACTATTTACGCCGAACAAAAGGTAGGGCTTCTCCCCGAGTGGGTGAGTGAGGCAGGGAGAAATGACGACTCCCTCCCCGTCCCGTTGATGCGGAAGACCTTCGAGAGGAAGCTATCCGGAGAAGAGTCCCTCGGGAAACTTTATCAAAAAGAGGACGCGGGCTCCTACGCGTTGGCAGACCACGAGGTGAGGTACTCTCCTTCCGCCGAGCTTCTTGAGAGCGGCGACTCTCCCACTGAAGCTCGCGTTGGCGAGTGGGTTGAGTGGTTCGAAGGGAAGGTCGAGGCAGGAGAACTGACTGACGCAGAGCTCAGATGGACCGGCCTCCGCTCAGTGTTCAGGGGCGTAAGAACCCCGGTGACGAGGGAGGAAGTCTTGGCTGCGGTGACTGACTCTGTGACTCTCTCGGAGGCAGAAGTAACTTTAGTAACGGACGTCACGAGTGAGACCGTCGCAATGGATGCCCCATTGACCAGTATCTCTGCTGCGAGAAGTGTCGCAGTCCGCGCGGTAGTCGAGGGCGTGGACACCATTGTAAGTGCTGACGTCCCCTCGGAAGTCAAGGCGTGGCTCAAAGGTCTAGGAGCGGAAGAGTCTGTGTTCTTCCCTACAGTAGGCGAGGATGGGAGAGCGTCTTTCCGAATCACGGAAAGGGCGAAAGAGTCAATCCTCGCGTCTGGTTTCTTTTTCCAAAGGGCAGACTCAGCTGAAATCCGGGGATACTACGAGCCCGAGAACAACATCATCCGTCTCACGGACGCGGCTAACCTCACCACGTTCTTGCACGAATTCGCCCACTTCATGCTCGAGGGAGAATCCCGCGGGTCAGACATCGACCTGAGAGTCACTAAGTGGCTGGTGGATAATGCGGAGGCGGGAGCCTCGGAGACCAATAGTATCTTGGCAGAACTGGCGGACCCTGAGCTGAACCAGAGAGCGTTTCATGCCTCTTCTAAGATTCTCATGGAGTTCTCGGCTGAAGCCGCTTCCTCAGGGGAAGGCTTCGGAGGAGGAAATCACTGGGGTGTGTACTTCACCAAGACAGAATCCATGGCGGAGTGGTACCGAGAAGCTGCGAAAGCCAAGGAAGGGAAAGGCGAAGTCACTGTAGCCGAAGTTCCAGAGTCGAGCCTTCTGATTCAGGAAGACCTTCCAGTGAGCGAGCAGCCCGACTGGGTCAGGGAGAGGCTACTTACTGTCTACGACCTCTTTGCCCCTCGTAAGCCGGTCAAAGGGTATCAAGTGGACGGAGAGCTCATCGGCAGCGACAGTCCTTACTTCCGTGCGGCAGAGCTGCTGGCGAACCTAGGCCGAGAGGAGGCACAGGCAGAACAGAGACGTCGCATTGCGTGGGCGAAAGAAGACGGAGACCCCTCCCGCGTGGAGGTCCTCGAAGCTCAGCTAAGGTTCCTCGAACTCGCGGAAGGAGCGGAAGCCGTGCAGGGAGACTTGGCGAAGCAGCCCAGCGAGATGGATGCGGGCGAGCTCTACAGCTACATGGCGTTGAAGCTTGGAGGAAGACAGCAGGCATCTGAGTTCCTCATGGGGATGGGGATTCCCGGGGCGGAGTTCACAAGCCCTGTATCAGGGGAGACTAACTTCGTGATATGGGATAACTCCGCGATGTCCCCCTCGAACGTCCAACAGCAAGAACTGATGACGGCGAGGCTCCGTCAGAGTAAAAAGAGAAGCACAAAAGGGGAGGTCTCACCCGAGGATTTCAGACGGTACCTCGTCGAGGGTACCTCCGGCGACGCAGCGGTGGACTCTGCCATGTATGTGGCGAGGCACGAACTCATCGCGCGAGCATTCGAGGCATACACGATGGAGGGGGTCTCTCCTAGCGCAGAGCTGAGAGAGCCTTTTAGAAAAATCTCCTCATGGATGATGCAGGTTTACAAAGAGGTCGGTGCCCTAGACACCCCAATCGACGATACCGTGAGAGGGGTTTTCGACAGGCTACTGGCCTCTGACGAAGAGATTGAAGCTACTTTGCGAGCGAGGAAACTCGCCGAAGAGCATGAGGGTTTGCTTGGAGACCTCGACACTCCGGAAGCGAGAGAACGAAAAGCCTCGGAAGAGAGCGCGGTTCTTTCGGCGAAAGAGAAGTTGAGAGCGAGAGTGATGAACTCCTTGCGCCGGATGATTGACGCGGAGCGCAAGGGGCAGCTGTCCGATATTGAAGATGAGATTCGCCCGCGGATTGAACAGCTCCCGGTGAACGCTGCCAGAAGAGCGCTCTCTGACACCCTCCCCCTAGACAGAGCGGCGGTCAGGGCGATGGTGGGGGAGCTGAAAACTTCCAAGACGGGCACCGAGTACATCGCTATCCCCACCGCACTGCGAGGGATGACCAAAACGGGGGGCGAGGGAGTGGACCCCGACGTGGCGGCCCGAGCCCTAGGGTATACTTCTGGCGAAGAAATGCTTCGAGACATCATTGACTCCCCCAGTGAGAAAACCATGCTGAGGGAAGAAGCGGAAGCAATTCTCAAGGAGAGGCACGGGGACCCCATCTCGGACGGAACCTTGTCCTCAATGGCTGAGACTATCCTCGCCGATGAGATGGCGGCTGAGGTTCTTCTGAAGAGGCTTTCATCCCTCCGCAGGAGCCAAGCGGTGGAGACCCGGCGCCAGATGAGAGAGATGGCGAGGAAGAAGATTGGCGGGATGAGTTTCCGAGAAATCAAACCTATGGCGTACCGAAGAGCGGAAGTCCGTGCTGCCCGAGAGGCAGGTCAGGCGCACGCTCGGGGTGACAGAGAGGCGGAGGCGACGGCCCTCACTAAGCAGCTCCTTGCCCACTACATGGCCGCAGAGGCGGAAAAGGCACGGGCGGGAATCGAGAACATCCGTGCGTGGTCCTCTCGTTTCGGAAAGACTTCTCTTCGCCGCGAGATTGCCAAGAGCGGAGGCGGCCACCTAGAGCAGATTGATTCTCTCCTTAGCAGATTCGAGCTAAGGAAGACCGCGACGATGGCGCAGGTGGAGGCGAAGAACCAGCAGATTGCGATGTGGGCTGAGGAGAGAATGTCGACCTACGGGGACGCTCTAGTCCTGTCCCCTGAAGCCCTCGACTCGTCCTACGTAACTCACTGGAAGGATGTCCCGTTCGAGGTCCTCGAGGGGGTGAGAGACTCCATCAAGAACATAGAACACGTGGCTCGCTACAGCAACAAAGTCAAGTTGGCGGAAGAGACCATGGCCCATGAAGCAGTGGTGGACCGTCTCACGTCCGCATGGGAACGACTCCCCAAGGTACACGAGGACTCCCTCCGAGAGACAGTGGAGCGGAGAACTGGGGTGCGGAGGAAAGTCGCTTGGGGGATGGCGCAGTTGACGAAGATGTCGTGGCTCACTAAGAAACTGGACATGGGGGAGGCCGCAGGATTCTCTCATGAGGTATTCATGCAGCCCTTCACCGACGCATGGGACCACTCTCAAAGACTTTACAAGGCAGTCGGCGAGCCGGTGGTGAACGCGCTCAGGAACCGAACCAAGGAAGACCACGCTCGACACCAGAAACTGCACTACATTCCTGAGATTAAAGAGAGCCTTTATGGACATCAGATTCTGGCGGTAGCTCTGAACGTAGGGAACGAAGGGAACCTGAGAAAGCTTCTCCTTGGAGAAGGCTGGGCCCACCCGGACAACCCCGACTCAATCTCACTAGAAAACCCCAAGCTCCGCGCGGTTCTGAGTAAGATGACTAAAAGTGACTGGGAACTGGTGCAGCTAATCTGGGACCAAATGGAGCTCTTGTACCCTGCCCTCGCAGACGTGCACCAGAAGACGACCGGTCTCCGTCCTCCGCGAGTGGAAGCCACCCCCGTGACCACTGAGTTCGGGGAGTTCCGAGGAGGGTACTACCCGGTTAAGTACGATTCCGTTCGCTCCCGAAAGGCGGCTGACTTCCAAGAGCGGGCAGACGCGATGGCTGACTCGTGGTTTACGCCGGGCGGGATTCAGGCGTCAGTGGTGGCCAGTGCTACTGAGACTCGGACTGGGTTCTACGCACCCATTCGTCTGAGTCTAGACGTGGTGAGTTCTCACTTCGGAGAGACGATTCACTTCATTACCCACCACGATGCGGTGAGGCAGACTAATAGACTCATTCGCGACCCCAAGGTCATGAAGACGCTGCGAGAGAGAATTGGCCCCGAAGAGGCGGAACAGTTCATGCCTTGGCTCAGGGACATCGCCAAGCAAGGTCAGGAAGCCCCCATGAAAACTTTCTTAGATGCCGCGGTTCAGCACCTCACCACAGGGGCCACGCTGACGTACATGGGGTTCAAGATTTCCACGGGCCTGAGACAGTTTCCGGGCTTCTCTAACTCCGCCGCGGAAGTCGGATGGGGGAACATCCTTCAGGGAATCAGAGCTATGTTCCGTAGCCCCGAGGACATGCAGAGCGGGATTGAGTGGGCGATGGCTAACTCTAAAATCCTCCCTCACAGGGTGGCGAGCTTCGACCGAGAGGTAGCGAAGACTATCCAGTCCGCAGCGCAGAGAGGCAAGAAAAGCGTACTGGACCCCGTTAGAGATGTAGCCCTCCTCCATATTGGGCTGATTGACTTGTACACGCTCAGCCTTCCTACGTGGTACGGCGCGTATATCAAGGAGATGAAAGCCTCTGGTGACGAGGCGAAGGCGTTCCGTTACGCCGATGCTGCGGTAGAGATGACACAGGGTACGGCAAGAATAGCAGACACTGCTGCGCTCATGAGGAATAATAGCCCGGTGCATCGAAGCCTCACCATGTTCATGAGCTGGTTCTCTGCTATGTGGAACCAAGTTCGCGACATTCGTGACGGCCAGCGACTGGGCTACTACTCTATGGTGGAGACTGCGGCGAAGTTGGCGTTCGTCATCTCCCTCCCTGCTCTTCTCGACCTTTGGATAATGGGGGACTTCATGCCGGAAGAAGATGAAGGGACGGGGGAGTGGGCCGCGAGACTAGCGCTCTATATGGGGATGTTCCCTCTCGCAGGCATCCCCGGAGGCAGAGACTTGGTGAGCGCATTGGGCTCTGGGTACGAGTACCGACTGTCCCCTATCGAAGGGATAGTCTCGGACGGTCTCGATGGCATACTTGCTGGGGGTCGCCAGATTTTCTCTGAAGACCCGAAGCCCATGACCCGAGGAGAAGTGAAAGGTTTGGTGAGAGCAGCAATGGCGGTGGCCCATATCCCCGGGGGCTCCCAAACGACAGCTTCAATTTTCCACCTTTACGACGTGCTGGAGGAAGGGGAAGAGATGACATTCCAAGGACTGGCATATGGAAAACGTGGAGAATAGTTGCTATTCTCTGCAAAACTCTTGAGGAAATATAGATGACTATTCTCGCGGATTCGGAACTGTTAGCGGGCCCTTTTGAAGGGAATGGGTCCGTCTCTCAGTTCACTTTCAACTTCAGGGCGTTTGGGTCTCCCGAGTTCGTAGCAGTGTGGGTGAAGGAAGATGCTCCGGGGACGGAAGCGGAGATGCTGTCTCACGGGGTGGACTACTCCGTGACCCAGCAGCCGAACGCACATACGGGGAGGGTCAACTTACTCCCCTCAGGGAAGTACCCCACCCTTCCCACCGGGTACCTAATCGCGATTGCGGGGGTGTTCCCTGAGTTCCAAGGGATTCCCTTCCGCGCTTCGGAGAGGTTTTTCGCAGTCAGACACGAGTTCGCGTATGACTACACGGTGAACTTAATCAAGCAGCTCCGCCGAGACATCCATCGGGTCTTTGACATCCCTTCCGACCCGTTCGCGGTCCCCCGCATTTGGATTAACGGAGTGACCCTCGAGGAGTATATCCGGATGCTTGCGGACGCAGAGGTAGAGAGAGCGTTCGCACCAAAAGCTCCGGTGATGGTGACAGGTTCTGAGCTCTTCCTCGACCGCGAGAGCCACAGGGTTCCGTATATCCTCCTGAATGAATGCACGGTGTACGTCCCAGAGGGGATGCCTCCCGGCTGGACGTGTGACTTCCAGCGAGCGGGGGGCCCCGTGACCTTCGACACTCCGGAAGGGATGCACTGGTGGTCAGTGGACATCTCGAAAACAATCCAACATCAATATGCGTGGGCAAACTTGCTCTGCGTGAGCGAGAGTGTGATGAGTCTCTCCGGCGATGTTTACGGCAAAGGAAATGAAGTAGAGCCGGGAGAGTATGGCCCCGGAGAGTTCTTGCCCATCAACGGCGAGTGGTTCTACCGACCTTCGGATGCACTCGACCTCAGGATGAGGATGGCCCTGTGGGATGACCCCGCTCTCGCGGGCGACCCACACTCCCTTGTCACGTTCACCGATGTGAAAGGGAACACGCACTCAATTCCCGCGAATAACATAGACCTCACGGGCATCGACAGTCTCTTCCAGACTTTCATGGGCCTTGAGCATTTTAACCAATACGTTGGTGGGTGGGACACTTCGCGCATCCGTTCTTTCAATCAAACTTTCTCGGGAGCGGAGAGCTTCAACCAGCCCCTTGACGGGTGGGTGACTTCCCGTTCGACTTCATTTGTGAGGTTCCTCGAAGGGGCGATTGCTTTCAACCAGCCCCTCGACCACTTCGATATGACGGGAGTGTTTAGTATCCGGGAGATGTTGAAGGGTGCGGAGAGTTTCAACCAGCCCATTGGCTCGTGGGAGTTCGAGGTCCTCGAAGACATGAGAGGAGTTCTCGATGGTGCGCTTGGGTTCAACCAGCCAATCGGTCAATGGAAAGTAGGCGGCGTAGTACCTCAGCTAGACTGGTCTTACACAGGCATGGACCGTGCGCTTGCGAATACCTCCAGCTTTGACCAAGACCTCACACCGTGGTGCGTGAGTCGATATAAGTACCCCACGGGCTCCCAGCCGAGACCTCCCTTTGAGTTTTCAATAGGCTCCGCCCTACAGGCGCACAATGCTCCTTACTGGGGCGAGCCGTGTCAGGAGTAGCCATGGACTTTGACCCGCGACATTTTCTGATTAAAGACAGGGCGACTTTCTCGCAGGGCATCCCTCGTCCGGGGACTTGTACGTTCGACCTCAACGCCACCCCGGAGGAGATTTTCGCGGTCATGGGGAAAGCCCCTGCCCCCTTCATGAAGCGCACCAAACAGGGAGTGTACATAGAACTCCAACCTCGAGACGTCCACGTCTCTATCGACGCAGGCAGGGCGTGCAAGGGAGTGGGCACCCCTGAAGAAGAGTACATGGAGCTCGACCACCTTCAGATGGTGAACTTCGGCGTAGGGTTTCACGTGCCTCGGGTTGCGAACACTGACGAACCCGAGCGAGTGGCAATCAACCTCCAGCTAATTCTCCACGAACCCGGGGAAGCTTTGCCTTTTGTTTTGGTGGAGATGTACCGCTACAAGGATAACTCTGCTAACATCCAGATTGAGACGTTGAGTGGGATTCAAGTACAGGAACCGATAACCACTCACGGCGCGTTTGTGGAGTTTCAGGCGGACCAGAGAGCAGGAAGATTCAGGATTCTGTTTGATGGCGTCGAGAAGTGGAGCACCACGTACAGGGCTAAGGTATCCCCTCGCTTCGCCGTAGGCGTGCGAGCGGGCACCAAGATACGGATTGCGGACTCTGCTAGAATTATGTTGGTGACCGCACCGGAACAGTTCTCGTTCAAGGTGCCGAATCCTTGGCGTTCGATTTGTGAGAGGCCTTGGGAGCTCCCTGCTCTTCCGAAATCTTACGTGGATGGGAGGGTTGAGGAGGTTCTGGGGCTCCCTCAAGTGGAAGTAGCTCTGAGCACTATCTCGGTCTCAGGAACTGACGGACTGGATGGGGCCGCGGCCCTAGAGTTTCTACCGGTTTCCGGGGCCGTGAGGTACGCCACCCACTTCTTAGCAGGAAATGACGGGCTGGCAGGCGAAGTAGAAAGAGTCTTCGGCCTTCCTTCTGTCGAAACTAAACAGGTACTGGAGTAACCGCATGGCCAAGAACAGGTTTGCATTGGAAATCATTCGAGAGGGAAAGGTCGTTCAAGAGGCGGAGGGGAGTAACCTTTCGTCAATTCTAGCCACTTATCAAGCGTTGAGTCCTCGGGGGGGCCGAAACCGAGATTCTAGGGGGCTCAGTGTACTCGACATCGTGGCGCTAACCTCTGTGGACCTCACTGGGCGTGAGGAAGCCCGAACCTTGGGGGAAGGGTTTCCGGGGTACAACCCCTACAGTCCCTCAAACTCCTCGCATTCCCCTGCGACCCTTGGGTATAGTTCTTCGGTGAAGGACTCCTCCAGTGAGGTGACCAAGGACTCCCTCGGCCACCCGCTCAAGGTGGTTTACGAGAGAGAATGGGAAATCGGAATCACTAAAGATGGAGAGGTTAAGTCCGTCTTTCTTCAGAGGACCACCGCCACTTACTCCAACGGGGGAGGAGTTTTCCATTCGATTTCGGTCGACCCACCAGTAGAGGTCCTAAACGGGGACTCGGTGCGCTTCACCCATACGACTGAAGTGGACGTTGAGGGTCTGGAGTTCGCTGACCCCGCCCTCCCTTGGCTCCGAGAGGTTGGGGACGCGGAGGCAAGAGTCAGGGTCCTCGGAATAGACGGGCAGGAGGTAGACTCCTTCCTCTCCGAAGTGAAAGTCTACTCCCCTTCCATAGGGCGGATTACCTCCTCGTCAGAGGTAGCGAGAGTTTCTAGTGACGGGAGAAGGAGAGGTCTCCCCACTACGGTTGGTGCAACCGCCTCCTCCAATGAGATGTCCGTGTGGACGGGGACCGAGTGGGAGAGGGGGGACGCATTCAGGTCAGGGGCGAGAGCGCGAGCTCGGGGCAGGACTGCTATCTCCCTGAGACTCTTTCCAGAGGAACTTCCCATTGGGGATTCATGGGAGAATTCACACAGGTCCCCTTCCGAAGTAACCGATGCTTATGTTTTTATCCCCGCAGGAGGAGAGAGGGACCAGCAGGTCGCGGGGTTATACATTCCCTTCGTCGGCGTTCCGAGTGGGAGCGGAACTACCCAGCCTCTCACGCTCCCCTCTCCCGCGGCGATGCTCTCCGAGACTCAGAACAACGGGGACTATGGTAATTCTAAGTACCTATCTCTGGTAATGTTCGACCCTCCTATCCCTTTGAGCAAGGAAGAGAGTTTTTCCCTCAAGATTTCAGCGCTCTTTTCGGTAGGGGTCCCGGACTCGGTGGTAGCGGAGTACCCGGGAGTAGAGGTCAGGAGGACGACCCCTCCCTCTGGCTACCTCCGCCAGAGCATTCCGGGCTTGGGAGGCGAGCCCTTGGGGAGGGGCTCTTGGGAAGGAGATTTCACTTTCCCCTCGAACTTGGATAGCTTCTCAGGGTACTCCATCCAGTCAGTAAATACCCCCAACGCCCCCTCCCCTCAATCTAAAGGATTCACAGGGGAGGTTCCCCCTGAGTGGAAGGGGAAAGGGTTCTTCCTCTCTGGGATTTTGGAGAAAGGGCATTCCACTCCTATCCCGACCAAGCTGTCCTTGTACTTCTTTGACGGGGCGGGGGCCCTCCTGAATGAATTTCCGATAGCCTCGGGGGGACTCTCTTGGGACGCTTCGGGCGACCCGAGTGGGTATTTTTTCGAGGAAGGGGAGGTGCCCGCGGATGCGGAGCAATTCATGATAGAGTTCTATACGGTCCTCAATAGCGCAGTATCCAGTAGATATGTCAGGCTGACGGACATCGAACTCTGGATAGAGGGCGACTAATGAAGACGCTCACCCTCGTCCGCACGGAGTCAGGCCCCAACGGAACCTTCGGTCTCCTGTCACTAGGCGACCGAAGTTGGCACACCGTGGAACTCCCGTGGAGTGGCAACGTGCCTCGCAAGTCATGCGTTCCCGCCGGTGAGTATTTGTTGGTGAAGCACAACAGCCCCCTCGTCACGAGGATAACCAAAGGGCGGCACACGTGGACGTGGATGCTCAAGGACGTCGAAGGGCGTACTTATATCCTGCTCCACCCCGCCAATTGGTCGCACGAGCTGGAGGGCTGCATTGCCCCCGGGCTCTCTCGTGGCGTGCTCAACGGCCTCCCTGCTGTGCTCAGCAGTCAGGTCGCGTACGACGAAGTCATGGCGGCGATAGGCGAGGGGCCCGCCCGTCTAATCATCCAATGGGACTTGAAGGAGTTTCCATGACGCCTCGAGTTAAATGGTTCACCCTCCTATTAGGAATCTGGGTCACAGTGCTGGTCACTGCGGTCACTGTGCGGCTGTTCTGGGGCCCGGTGACTGACATCCCCGGTGGAACGGCGGCAGCGTACGCCAGTCTCCTTGGCCTCCCTTCAATCGTTTACGGACTATTCCAATGGGCGCGAAACAGAAAGTAATAACAGTTCTGGCTATCTTGGTACTGGCCCTCTCCGCATCCACGGTGTATTATCGGGGGCAAAGCGTTGCTGCGTTGGACCGCCTCAACGAGGCCAAGGCAACGGCGGAGGCGGTCTCTCTTTTAATCGACGAGCTAGTTCTCCAGACGGCGAAGCGAATCGAATCCGCCAAACGGAGACAGGAGGAAAGGGACAGTGAAGCCCTTGCTGAGATTGAACGTCTTACTTCTATCCGCGAGCCTGTTCGGGTGCGCGTCGAGTCCTGTGAAAGTGGTCCCTCTGCCAGTAGAGATGGAGAAGGAACCCACCAAGTTAATCGAGGAAGTGAAGCCCAAGCCCACGGGATACTTCCTCATCGAAATTCAGAACGCCTTAGAGAAGTGATAGAGGAGATGGAGCTGGTGAACGCTGCCTACGCCTCGTGCCGCAACTTACTACTTGGAGATTGACATGGCCACCACAAACATTGAAATTACTGGGAACAGCTGGACAAAGGTCGAGGCCATTGGTACTGACGGAGAGTTCCTCCTCGAGAACCTAGGTCCCTTCCACACGGTGGAGGTCGCGTTCGGAGGGGCCCCCGCCGACGGAGTGCGAGGTCACTTTCTAGAAGTGGGCGACGCTCTCGTTCGCGCCAAGGTGCCGGGAGACGTGTACGTTCGTTCCGCCGAAGCGACGTTGGTAGTGAGCGCATAATGAAGAAGATAAAAGGCCTCTCGAAGTTCAAAGAGTACCTATGGCCTTCTGTAATGGAGGGAGGGGGCTCCCCTTCTCCTGTAGATAAGACCCAACTAATTTCTATTATAGAATATTGGGACTCATCTTCTAGCGAGTATCCACCTGAGAACTACACCCCTGAAAGTTACCAAGCTGTATTGGATGCGTATGCAACAGCAGTAAGCGTAAGGGATAATGGGGAAGCTACTCAACAAGAAGTTGATGAAGCTTACCTTGATTTACTAAATGCAATTTCAGGGTTAGAAGAAGTCGAAGGAGAGTGTGTTTATCCGCTAGACGTTAAGCCAGAGCTTATAAGCCTATTGGGTTTTGAGCCTTTCAATGTATTAGATAGTTGCGGCCACAAGTTAGCTTCTTCTGGCGCAGACTCGCACGCAGCTATTTCCCAAGTAGCGGCTGAGGCACTTGCTGGTGGAGGGCAAATCCCCGAAGAGCATATACTTCCTCCTAGTTACTTAGGCGACGGCATCTACGCAGTTGAATACTATGTGAGCGTAACAAACGTTGAAGACAAGACAGGTACTTTTACTATATCCGTTGGCGGGTATAGACCTCAAACACCTGAGCATGGCGGAGGTAATCTTCATATCAATTTCAGTCACGAAGGAGGAGCATCGGTGATTTGGGTTGCCCCTTGTTGGCACGGTGACTGTGACGATAGTAGGGCGTTCCCCGAACAAACCAGTGTTCGGCTTGGGCTATATTTCAACTCCCTTACAAAGCAAGTAGGTTTTAATATAGCGGGCGAGGACACTGGCTATCTTGGCGAATACACGCACGACGAGCCTTTTATTTTAGTGGCAGCGAAACAAGCTTTGGTGGAACCAGAGAAAAATCTAAGTGCAGATGTGTCTATCGACGTGTTCACCAAAGGACATGATTTACAGCTAGCTTATCCCGTCGGCACTGTGGGTCTTGATGGAGTTTTAGTGGGGGGCTAGATGGAACAGATTGTCATTAACTTTATCTTTGGTGGATTCCTTGTGGTCATAGGTTGGGTCCTGAAGGTCATCTGGGATTCTATAATCTCACTACAGGCGAAGGACAACGAGAGGAAAGACCAAGTACACAATCTCTCTATGCTGGTGGTGGGCGACTACGTGAAGCAAGAGAAGTTTGACACGTTCGCAACGATGATAAGCGATAAACTCGACCGCATCGAGAAAAGCCTCAACTACGAACTGGGTGCTAGGGACCGGCGAGGGTGAGCCCCTAACTTCGCTCCCTTGCCTTGACCTCTTCACTCTTCCCTTTTGTTTTCCCCTTCGCTTCTAAGGTCCGAAGTCTCTCGCACTCTCTCACCGCCATGCTGACGCCAAGGGTCAGGGCAAATGCCAGAGGGAGTAGCGTCACCAGAATTGTTCTGGCGAGCCATGCTATGGGTTTTGTGACTAGAACAGGAAGAGCCATGGACCCCCTCCTTTAGCTTATAAGAATGAAATGTTCCCAGTCTGCCTCATAATATCACGAGGGGCGGTCTCTAAAAAGTCTGCTCCCTCTCCCTTCCTCCTCCGATACGCATCTATCGCTTTCTTGAGGCCTGCTTCGTCAGTCGCCTTGGCTTCCAACGCCGCCACCGCAGCGAGGTCAATGGTGTCTTCCGCGAGAATCCTCAAGATAGAAACTGGCTTGGTCTGCCCTTGTCGGTTAAGTCTTGAGTTGAACTGGTCGTACAGCTCGAGGTCCCGGGTTGGGCCGAACCACACCGCGATGCTCCCTCTCTCCTGAAGTCCGTCGATGCCGTGCCCCATGGAAGCCGGGTGCCCTATCATCAAGGGGATTTTGCCGTCGTTCCAGTCTCGGATAATTTTCTCAGTTCTACTGTCTTTCTCAGTACTGAGGTTCACTGGATTTAGTTTGGAGAATCGCTGCATGATTCTGGCCGCGTCGCTTTTGAATGAGTAAGCAACTAAGACGGGGGCCCCCGCCGCACTGTCTATAATCTCCTCCAGAGCATCCAGCTTCGCTTTGTGTATTTCGTGCCATTCGGTTTTCTCCACCGGTTCTGCGGTGTGTTCCTGTGAGTAGTCCACTTCGAGAACCGTTGTGTATACCGAGCCGTTCGCGATTTGCAAACACTTCATCGCAGCAGAGGAACGGGTGAATACTTCTACCTCTTTCCCCGAGTCCAGCTCTGCGAACATCTGCTGCTCCATGGAGCGGTACTTCTTCAGAGCAGACGGCGGGAGTTCTACATAGATGTTACTGGTGGTGCACTTCGGCATGTAAGGGAGGTACTCGTGGGCGTCCATCTTGAGAGTGATGTCTGCGATTCTCGCCTCAATCTCCTTCCGACCAAGTTCGGTCACCTCGATACTCCACCCGTCGTACCCCTTCGTGAAAAAGTTATCCTCGAAGTGGGTGACGTACCGGCCGAGTCGCTTGCCACCGTCAAGAACTAAATACTGTCCGTGGAGGTCTTTGTAGCCGTTCGAAGCAGGAGTCCCCGTCAGCCCCATTCGATATTTGAAGAGGTCGATGAACTTTCTCCAGCCGATTCTGTGGACCTCTACTTCTTTTTTCGTGCGACGGTCTTTGTGGATTCGCTTCCCTCCCGCAATCCTCACCGAGGTTGACTTCTTTACCTTGGTGATTTCGTCGTAGACTACCATGTCGAACGGGATAGGAAGGCCCCTGCTCAGGTAGAAGTGGTCCAGTTCCTCCGCCAACCAATTCATGTTCTCATAGTTGCAGAGGTAGATGTCCGCCTCCGCGAAGAGAGCTCGTCGCCTCTTTTCGGGGGAACCCAGTAAGAATGAAAATCTAAGGTCTTTTGTGTGAGTCCACTTCCGCGCTTCCTTCTGCCATACCGCACGGACCACTCGAAGAGGCCCGAAGATTAGAGTCTTCTTCACCTGCCCTGCTCGCATCCGGTCAGTGATTACCGATAGCGAAATGATAGTCTTCCCTAATCCCATCTGTAGCCAGAGCATTGTTTCGTCAGTATACAGAGCATGGAGCTCCGCCTCCCTCTGGTAGGGGTGTAGGTCTGCCGGGGTTAAGAGGCCCCGAGTTTTATCTGTCATCGTGTTTACCCTTCTCGTTCAATTCGTCCATCAATTCCTCAAGTCCTTTAGCACCGTAGGTCACCCTCAGGAGTGCTCCCCCTCCTTCTATGGCTTCTGCAATTCGAGGGAGCATTCTTTTCTGGGATACCTCAAGCTCACCGGTGTCTGTCTTGAGTTCGTGGAACACTACCAGTCCGTTGAGGAGAATGATTCGGTCAGGGACTCCGTCGTTGCCGGGGCTCACCCACTTGAGGTACAGCCCGCCCCGCGCGGTGACCCAACGCCGCATTCGTTCTTCTAATTTATGTTCTGACATAAACCTTAATCCGATTTGTAAAACTTACTGACGTACCCGTCCGCACCAAGCCAAAGGTCAGGTGCCCACGGTGGGAGGGTCGTCAGACTTTCGTGCATGATTTGCTTCGCCCACTCCACGTGGCTATCGTCAACTTCCGCCACGACCTCGTCGTGTACTTCCATCACAATCTCTAAGCCTGCTTGGTGCATTCGGACTATCGCATCTTTCAGAATATCCATTGCGATTGATTGCACGATGTTCTCGGTGAACAGCCCCGCGTGTGCGAAGGTCCGCGTCCACCGCCCTGCGAGGTCGGTGCCCATGTACGATACGTTCTCTATCAGGTCGGCGCTCGACGCCCACCCCATCGCCACTAGCTCCTCGTCCGGGACTTGGTAAGTCTCTCGGAGTGAGTGCAGGTCTACCGGCGTTCCGTTCGAGTCCAGAATCTCTGTCCAAGGCGCTATCCTCGACGACACTTCTGGGTGCTGGTAGCTTAGGGCTCTCCCAGATGGAAGCCAAATCCGCAGGAAGGTTTCGCACCGTTCTATGGTGAGCCGGTACCCTTCGAGTCTCTCTCCGGTCTTGATGACGTATTTAACCGCGTCGTATATCCAAGTCCAGAACTCACAAATTTCTGGGTACATCGTGCGGAATGTGCTCACGGCTCGGCGAGCGGATTCCTCATCCATCTCCACCCCATACCCCTCTGCGTAGGAGATGAGGCCTTTCCACCCGAGCATGTACCCGCACCCGAGGACAGGGGGTTTCGCGAAGTTCCTCTGGTCCCGAGTGATGTCTTCATAGTTCAGGCCGTAGTATTGTGAAGCAAACACTTTGTAGGTGTCTCTTCCGTTCCTGAACGTATCAAGAATTGACTCGCAGTAGACCAGCCACCCAAGGACAACGGACTCGATGCTGGAGAGGTCGAACGCCACCAGAGAACGTCCCTCTGGGGCTTGGATTACGTGACGGATTGACGTCCCTAGCACCTCCGATACCCCCTCTGGGGCGACCATCCTAAGAAGTCCTGCGTTCCCGCTCTCAATAGCTCCTACTAAGTAGGGGATTTGGGCGTCACTTGCTACGCTCCTTTTCAGGTTTTGTAATTGCACTCTTCTTCCCGCGGTGCGGTCAGTCCGTGACGCTCCTTTGAACTGGAACATGCCTCTCACGCGGGAGTCATCACACGCCCCTCGCGCCACCGCTGCGTACTTGCTGGCCGCCTTCCCTTCTCTCTCCATCCACAGGAACAGTAAGCGTCGGAGGTCTTCTGGAACGCTGGTGTCCGTGGCGAAGGTGAGTAGTTCTGCTTTCTGAGTTGTCTCGAGGGGCAGCCCCCTGTCTTGCAAGAACTGGAGGAATGGTCCTCGGGAAATTCTCTCCAAGCCCGACAGTCTCTGTATCTCGAGGGCGAGGCGCTTCTTCTCCTCCTCCCAGATTTCGAAGGCTCCCTCTGCCATCCTGACGTCAGCATAGGCACCGCGGTCATTCATCTCTTGGTCAACTAAGTACCTATGCCAGTCCCACTCTGGCATTGCGGGGAACGCGCTCAGGAAGTGAAATAGCTCCCTCTCTACTACTACGTCGTTATAGCAGTACCGCTTAAACTCTTCCCACTCTTGAGGCTTATTCCTGCTGGTGTACCTCTCTGCATGGTGGTTCCGTGGTGCCGGCTTGCTGAAAGTATTGATGAGCTGAGAGCCCCTTGGGTCTTTTCTTGACTGAAGTCCTGTCTGCTGGAGAACCATGTCCAGCCCTCCCACGAACCCGAGGTAGTAAGACGCAACCATCGTGCATCTCCACTGGTCAATGGGGATGTCCAGATTCAATACGTGCTTGAATATCAAGCGCTCAAACGCAGCATTAAACGCCATCTTAGCGCAGCGGGGGTCCCGAAGAGCCTCCACCAGAGGCTGAGGCATGACCGGTGATTCTTCTGGAATCCAGCCGAGGGGCTCCTCGTCGTCGAACGCATAGTACAGCATCAGCACCTCAGTGCTTCCGTGCTTTGCGTACTTGTGAGCCCCCGTCCGTCTGATGTCGAGCTCGCTGTACGTCTCGAAGTCCATGTGTACTCTTCTGTCGAACTTGTCTGGGTCAAGCACCGCTATCTCCTCCTTCACCAAACGAGGCGCTGAGCGTCTCGAACATTCTCTCTACCGCGTGGACTCCTACCTCCGCTATCGCAGCTTCCGCGTCTTCTCTGGTCGCGAATGCGGGGGACAGAAATGCTGAGCTAGAGGGGCCTAGGTACATACTTACTACCCCTACTCCCTCTCGGCGGGGCCAGATGAAGAACAAAAGGTCCAAGGGCCGCTCATCTCCCTCTGCTGTGGGGTGCACCGCCACCGACCCCTCACAGTGTCTGAGGTCGATGAGGGTCTGGAGAGCATCCCCATAACCGCTCCCGACTCCGGGACACCTGTCTACTGAGACCATGCTCCGGTGTTTATCTCGTTTAAGTAAACTCATGTGACTCTCCAAAAAGAAGCCCCCGAAGGGGCCTCGTGGCGGTTAGTGGAAGCTCGGAGTTGCCGCTGGTGGGTGCATGAGTCCATTCTGAATCAGGGCCTCATCTGACCACCCAGCCGCTTTGTAAGCTTCGTAAGTTGCGGTTGCGGCCGCAGTCATTTGGCGACCTGCGGGAGCGGGAGCGGGGGCCGGGGCCGGAGCTGCGGGAGCTGGTGCGGGTGCGGGTGCAGGAGCTGCTGGTGCGGGTGCAGGAGCTGGAGCTACTGGTGCTGCTGCGGGTGCTGGAGCTGGCGCAGGGGCGGGCATGTGTCCTTGGACACCAGAGAACATCTGGTCTACGCTCGGCTTTCCGTCCAGACGACCACGCGGTGGCTCTTCGTCAGTGACCATCACGCCATTGAGGAATGCACCAACGCCTACGCTCCCGGTGGTGTACACTGCGATGCCTACGTTGACGTACGCAACGCAACCGGAGAACACTTTCGTCGCATCCATGAGGGGCTGTCGGTCCATGCCCACCACCGCCGGGGGATTGTCCGCTGCGGTGTTGGCGCTCAACGTCCACCAGCCTGAGAATTGAGAGTCGTAATAGTCCTTCCCGGCGAAGGCTTCATCGTACGGCACAAGGCACTCACGTACCGAAGGGAACTGTCCGTTTGGCCATTGGTTGAGTTTCGCCGTCTGGATGGCTTGCTGAATTTGAGCGACTTGAGGGTCGTTTGGTTCTAGCAGCACTACCACTCCGAAGCGAGGGGCCATTGCGGGGCTATTGCTTTCGGCTTTGAAGAGCTTGGGGAAGCTCAAGATTCCTTTGATTACAGTTGACATATTTTCACCTTTATAAAAATGAGATTGAAGTTGGGTTGTCGGGGGTCACTTCTGCGACGACGGTCTCTTCCGCACCCGGGGCTGCGGGGTCTACCCCCATGAACATAGTTTCTATATCATCTCCTCGGTTGCCCGCCACTCGGCCCACCTTCGGGTCGCCGTATATTACTTCGACGTGGTCCTCTTCGAGTCGTCGGAAGACTTCCTTACCTAGGAGCTTTTCTGCCTGCGCAGGCGAGATAAGCACGCGAGGGCGGTACTGCGCTGCCTTCAGACGGCGATTCTTCAGAGCTTCCGCTGCTGCTTCCTCGTCCTTCCACTTCCGTCGGCCGTTGCCTCTCACCATGCCCCACCCCGGGACCTGCAAGCCCTGCTTCACTCGCTCCGAGATTTCAGCTTTGACTCGGTCAAACGCCGCTTGGAATAGAGGCTCTTGGTCCGCGAGCTTCGCGAGGTCTTCGGCGCTCATGTCTTCTACTTTCGAGTTCCGGAGAGCGTCTAGTATAGAACTCCCTCCTTCTACGTTTAACATTGTACTCACCTCCTGAGTGCTTTGGTCTACTGGCTGGGTGCAGTGCCCGCCTCTCCGAGGATTAGCTAGGCACCAATAGCACCAATCGCCTGCCTTGAGGGGCGCGAGGGGGTCATCAGTTGCCTCCGCCGCGCGGCTTAGTCTTTGGTACGCAAGGTGCAGTTGGTTTCTGTCCTTGTCCTCCGTGTAGCGGATGGGCGGGTTCGTCTTCGGCTGGACAATTGTCATCCGAGAACGCCACGAGAACGTGCAATCTGTTTCGTACGCTCTGCCTATCCAGTATGACTGAAGTTGGGTGTTCTCTTCTGCGTTTACGAAGATTCTCCCATCCTTGTAGTCCACTACCTCGAGGAACTCCTGCTTGCCCTCGCTGTTTAGTACTTCGATGGTGATGTCTGCGGTCCCCCGCCAGTCCTCGCGGGGAGGATTGCAGAACTTGCCGGGGTTCACCCTCTCTTCAGCGGTGACGTGGACCGTCGCGTTCGGGAATTCATCTGAGAGTTCAGTGATTCGACGCTGTACATAGTCCAAGCACAACTGCACCCGTTCCGCTCGCATGATGTCCACGAACCAACCCATCGGCATGTCTTCGTGTCCCACCCCCACCGTGTCTCCGATGAACTCTTCCGCTCTCTTCCCTTCGACGAGGCATCGCTCTAGGAGTTCGTGAGAGCCGGTCCCGTCAATCGCGGCGGGTGAGATAACGTCAACGTATCCTGACGCCTCCCTGATTTTGCCCGGGCAGTGCACCCAAGCGTGGTCGGAGGGGCTCAGGCGCGCGTGCTGAGTCATTGTACGTCTCCAAGTGTCAAACTCTGCACTGCCTCTACTACCGCAGATAGGTTAGCTACTGGGACCTCGCTCAACTTGGAGGAACCAATGCACGCTTCTAGTTTCGCCTGCACTTTGGCGCCGTCAGCTCCCTGCTGGACCAGCTCATGGTATTTGTCGATGAGAATCTGGTTCGCTTGCTCTGGGGTGTACGCAGCTGCTGGTGCTGCTGGTGCAGGCGCAGGTGCGGGCGCTGCTGCCGGTGCTGCGGGCGCGGGAGCTACGGGAGCTGCCGGCGCTACCGGTGCGGCGGGGGCAGGCGCAGGTGCGGGTGCAGGAGCGGCGGGTGCCGGGGCTGCGGGCGCTGGAGCTGGCGCTGGAGCTTCGGGCGCTGGAGCTGCCGGCGCAGGGACCTGTGCTTGCTGCTGCGGTATCGCATTTAGACCTCCTTCATGGAGCAGTTGGGTCAAGTTAATCACCGCTTCGGTGAGTGATTTAATGTTTTTCTCTAAGCTCATTTGTATATCCTTTCGTTGATTTGTTTCTCAATGGGAGTCTGGGCAATCGTGACTCTTCCTTCGATGAAGGCGTCGGCTAGTGCCCGCATCATTTCGCTTCTAGTCTTTCCTAACAACGCTGCTCTGGTCTCGAACTTCTCGATTTTCTCAGGAGGGTATCGAGTGTTCAGAGATGAGTAGCTACTCTTTCGTTTACTCATTCATTCCTATCTCCACTTCGGTTGCTTTGGTTTCAGGCCTCTCTTCGAGGCCGTGTTGCACATCGTGTCACACTGTTTTCTTGATGTCAACTATTTTGCTAGAATTATTTTCTCGTATCTTCTCGTGTTGGCTCAGGTACATTTCGTAAAGCTGAGACGGAGGGACTTCCTTGTATCTCTCTGCGTTCCTCACCAAGTAGAG